ATGACTTCCCTCCAAGCAGTTTTATTTAACGTACAAATTCATATAACTTCATATATGTTAATGTTTCTTAATGCCAAAAAGGAGTCAAAAAAGGAGTCAAAAATTTTTAAAGGAGTCAACTTTATAATTTTGGAAAAGAGTCTGAATTATAGTACAAATTTATAGTTATACTAAAGTATTCTTACAACACAACATCCAAAGAATATTTTCGCATACTCATAAATCAAAACTCTCTTTACACCAAACACATGTTCGTGCTATAATGTCCAAGAGGTGAAATAAAATGTACAATACAACAAACATTCCAAAAGCTACTAAGAGAGTAAACATCTCAGGAGACACACCACCTGACATTTGGATGTCTATGTTAGATTCTTATGGTAAGCTTCAAAAATTCCACATCAGAGAATTACTTCTACAGGGTACTAGAAAAGAAACCAACTCAGCAAGGCAAGAACGTGAAGTAGAATATTACAAAAGCAGAATAGAAGTGTTAGAACGATTCAACATCTCTACAAAGACAAAGATACTAAAATACATTCCATCATCTGGCACATGGTATCTCTGCGGAGAATATGCAGACTTATTACGATCACAGAGTTACTTAAATAGGTAAGGAGATGCACAATGAGAATATACGAATACAACGAAAACACTCAGACGCTTAATACAGAGTGCGGATTATTCCATATAGGTGACACAGTACAGCTCACAGAAATCGACTCTCAGACGCCTATAAAAACAGTCTTATATGGAGCTAGAATTGATTCTACAGAATATGTCCTTTCATTCTTCGATGAGAAATGTGGGATGCCTTTATGCTTGTCTGAGCATGAAATAGATGATATGTGTAGAGTAGAAAAATCGTAAAAAATAGGGTACACCAGAAATTAATCTGATGTACCCTTAATTTTTAATAATACTCCGAATATCCTATCCAGAGTCTCTTTGTTAAATTATAATGTTTGCTTTTAAATTCAGGCAAGGATACAAACACAATTTTCATTGCCAGCTCAATCTGCTTCCTCGCATTGCCCCGTTGTAAAAAATACAAACTTGATTGCTCCCCTGAACCACAATCATTAAGAGCGATTTCTTTATCACTAACAAAGAAAACTAATAAAGAAAATACCGACTAATTGCCAAATTAATCATAACTGTTTCTTGTGTCTTTTCATATCCCTTAGCATTTCTTTGTATAAGACAGTTTAATCCAACCATCTTTAGTTTTACCCCAACCATTCTTAACAGCTTTGATTGTAACTGTTGTGCCTTTCTTATAAGCGTCTCTGACAATAGCAGCCGTTGTAGATGGAGACTTACGTACATTAAGAGCAGAAGCAGTTACTTTTACTTTGTATGATTTAAACTTAGAAGATGCTTTTGGTTTTACTACTGTAGAACCAGAAATGTCTGCTTTGAATTTAGCCCACTGTTTATTATTTTTTCCACACCAAGGTTCTGGGCACCGTTTTCCATTTGTGTCCCAATGACGAATAACATGACTAGCAGGGATATTATATTTTTTCATTAGTTTTTTTGTTAATGCAACAGCATTATTATATGTCTTTTTAGAAACGCCATTAGCTACACCTGCCATTTCAATACTCAGACTGTTTGCGTTTGTGCAGTTTTTATAATATTTTCCTGCCCCATTTGCTTGAGTGAAGAAACCTCCAACCGCCCATGCTATTCTGTTAACAGGAACAGATTTCCATACAATATCTTCATCATCAATAAAATAATGTGCGCCAGCAGATCTAGTGTTACCAGTAGCAAAATAATCTGCGTTATTCTTTGCACTATCTTTCTCCCCACCTGTGAAATGGATTACAATAAACTTAATAGAACTCGTGCTACGTTTACTTCCGTAGCTCACGCTCTTTGCCGTTCTTGTTTTGAATTTTAATGCCATAAATATCAAACTTCCTTTCCTTTATCTAAAAAGAGCAGTCACCATAACAGCAACTGCTCAATAACTAATTATTCAATTACTAATTACTCACTTAGCAAATTATCCAACAATGTCGTCAGATTCTTTACCTTCAGTAACATCATCTAATTCTTTTTCAAATAAATCCTTATCAACTTTTACGATCACGTCTTTTTGACCAATCTTATTCTTGATTTCCTCAGCCTCTTCAAGAGTTAATCTACCGTCTCTCAGAGCGTAAGCAATTTCATCTGCAAACTGAGCTGTCCATGTAAAACTATGATTTTTCCAATCTCCATACAGAGATGTTCCAACTACAAAAGCAATACCAACTACTTGGTTAATTACATCTTCATGTACATCAATTACTGGTTTACCTGCCGCAGTTAATCCCATATTGATCCAAGCTAACACCTGTAAAATCAGGCTCACAACAGTATGTGGTTTAACTTCACTCCAATTAATACTTGCCAAAAATTCTTTAAATTTGTTCATAATGCAATCCTCCTTTGCAATAAAAAAGACCTACAAGAATGACTCTTCATCCTTAATAGGCAATGCTTTAATTTCTTTGTACATTTTTTCTCCAACGCCATTTTGATGTAATTGGTCATGGTATACCTTATAAATAGCATTGATGTTTTCAAGCCCCGTAGGGGAAATACAACCTTTTTGCTTGTAATACCTGTGGGCTTGTTTGATTCTGTCTCTTAACATTGCAGCAACACCTTCAGATAAAGCAACGTCTATTACGCACGCATCATCTAATTTTTTAGCCAGTTCAGCTGTATGTGCAAATAGTCGTTCCATGCCTACCTTTTGGTCTGTTAATAATGCGGCTTGCTCTCTCATCATGTCTTTGATAACTTGAATATCCTTATTCTGATTGCTCAAAATCTGTGTTAGTTTCTCCAAAGTTTCTGTATGCTTATCGATCATTAAGCGTTGTTGTTCAATCACTTCTTTTTGATGTTTCTTTTCTAATGAGGCTCGTGTTTCAAACCCAAACTTTTCGTTTAATTTGGAAGTGACATCAAAAATTTTATCTGCAAACAAAAGAACCGCAAAGACAAACACTGTCAATGCAGCCCCATGTTGAGATAAAAAATTAATTATAATATTCCAATTTTCTATCATGTAATTACCTCGATTATTTTATAAAAATCACTCCTTTAAGTCTTTACCAAACATATTCTGGTTTTTCTTCTCCAAATAATAAATATCTCAACCAATCATCTGTAACAATACACACTGCACTCAGTAAAATCCATAAAATTGTATAAGGTAAGCAAATCTGCCCACACAGATTAAAAGGCATTTGAGAGTAATCCCAAATGCCTAAACCTAACCATAAATTTAAAATACAACCTGCTATGAATTCCATTACAGTAACAATCAATCCTCCGAGAATCATTTGTTTACGAAAGGGCATAAGATGGTAGAAGAAGCGACTGTTATTGATCAGTCCAATAAGAATAAAGCAAGTACCACCTAACACTCCCATTGTCCAATGTGTATATCCTCGCCAGATGATTTCAATTCCACAATAAGCAAATGCTCCAATAAGGAATAAGATAAGATATTTACATGATTTCTTTACATGCAACATTTATTCACCTTCTTTTTGATCTTCGTTCTCACTTTCATCTTTACAAATAAGCTGTAAAATCATGATGTCTCCCTCAAGAATTCCTTGACAATTCTCAATAACATCACAAACTTCGCTAAAAGTCATTCTCATCTTATGGAACTCAACCCCTGAGTTTTCCATGCTTAAAGGATTAAACTCTGCTAAGAATTTCTGTCCGTTCTCTGTGCTATTGATCTGGGCATCAGTAGTGATATCATATTTCTGTAAGAGTTTGCGTTTTTCTTCAAAATATTCCTTCAGCTCTTCTTGAATCTTTCTAATATTCTTGGCAAGCCCAGCACTTAAAGTACATGGTACTAATTCACTGTTTTTCATAAGGAATGCATAAATTGTATTTAACTGTCCTAAGATCATATCTGCCTGCATATTTGTCATTTCCATATTAATTTTCTCCTTTTCTCTGTTAAACTAATTATTCTTCAGTCGTAACTGAATCTTTTCCTGTTTCATCTGTCTTAGCAGTCGTAGTTGAATCTTTTCCCTCTGAAGGAGTAGTAGGTTCTGTTGACTGCACAGGAATTACTTCATATTTAATTTCAATCTTGTCCAATTCTTCTTTGCTAGTAGAACTGAAAATTTGCGCTTTGGTTACATTCATCTGTTGGAAATAAGGATAGATAAATGCTTTGATCATTGCTGTTAATTGCACAAATTCCTCAGCAGTGAATGTTTCACACGCACTCTTCTTACTATGCCATTCAAGAGTTACTTGCTGACCAGCAGTAGTAAGAGCTTGATATTGCATAAAGTTCAGAGCCATTTCATTCTGATCTTCTTCAGATACTCCATAAGGCTTACCATTGAATTCTACACTCTGACTTGCTAAGAACTCAGCGAGAGCAGCTTTGTTTTTCTCCTGTAAATAGTTCTTGTACTCGTCAAGAGTCAAGGTATTAATATCAACCACCTGATTGACTTTTTCATCAAGTCGTTGTACCTGTTCTACAATATTTGCTCTTGTAAGAGATACGATCAGCGCATCTTCCCATTCTCCATTTGTGTTGTTATATAATCCTTGCTGTAAAGAGATTTCTTTATAATTGTTAAAACATGTATAGGTTGCAATCTGCGCATCATCTCTGTAGATATCTAATGTTTTAAAGTTTGTAAATGCTGATTTAACCGTTTTTAGATCATCTGTGCAAACGACAAGTTTACATTCCATATCAAAAGTCATAGAATTAAACTGCATAAGATTAAATACTTTGTCGTCAGAGCTATCTAATTTAACTGTGTATACCATATGTATTTCACCTTTCTTTCTGTTTTTGAGCATACAAAAAGAGCAGTCCGAAAACTGCTCTATGTACGATCAAATTTATGTTTTATTTAGTTGTTTTTATCCGTTCTTAAAGTCCAAGCTTTGCTTCGATTGCTTGTAATCGAACTTCTAGGTCGGCTTTTTCTTGTTTGACTTTGGTAAGTTCTCTTCGTGTCTTTTGAATCATATGGGTATTTAATGCAATAAATTCTGTATAAGAAACACCATATTCCGTTTCAATATCGACCTCAACATCTTTGCCAAAACGCTTTTCAATATCTTCCTGTACAAGAGGTCTATGTGTTACTACAGCAAATTTATCAGCATCATAACCCTCGGATTCTAAGACGTCTTCTGTTTTATGAGCACCAAATCCAAAATGAGTTTTCTTACCATCATAATCTCCAATGTAATTGAACCCTATAGGATTTAGATTCATATAGAAATTTTCATATTGATCAAGAGTAGTAAAGTTTTCTTTAAGATTTTCGTCTGAAGTAGAAATGCTGTGTGATGCCCAGATAGACGAACCATAAAGTCGCAATTGTTGACTATCATCACCGACACATACACCTCCCCACGATGTTCCACGTGCAATTTGGTACCCATGCGCCCAATAAAAAGATTCGCTATCAGCACCAATGACAACTGCACCAGAACTATGCACTTCTGAGCAATAAAGCCAACCGTCCGCTACAAAATCTGTTGCATACAAATTTCGATAGCATTTGACTCCTTCTGAAACTGACATTAAATAATAGTCCCCATCAATACCAAATTTAAATCCAGTTGAATAAATTTCAACATTATTTGACGTACCTTGTATTCCTATATGTCCGTTTATTATAGAGACAGTATCTCCTTCATCTCCTAAATTTCCAGTTTCGATACTTCCTCTTATGGCGGCATTTTCTGCCCACAAAACTCCATCATACCCAACTCTAAAAGGAGCAGAATTGCTATCTTCAGCACCAGCCCAGAAAGCCTGATTTCCACCAATACCAGATGCATTACTTCCGCTGTTTGTCATCAGATATGTTGACGTAATATCATAGCGACCAATCTTACCATTCGTAGCAGTAATTGTTCCCGTAATATCTGCATCTGTGGCAGTTAATTTACCAGTGTGACCAACCTTAAATACGGCACTATTTCCGTTATCATTGCTTGTTGCACCCGCCCAGAAAGCATAAGCACTTCCGTACTTACCAATACCTGTATATTTACCAGATCCTGTCGTATACATCTTATTGCTAATTATAGTCCATCCCGCAATACTACCATTCGTAGCTGTAATCTCACCACTCAGGTTCGCATTCTTGGCAATCAAATTACCATTTGAATCCCAACTCAAATTAGGACTTGTAAAGCTACCATCACCCAGATTTAAGAATGATCCCTGCGTACCACCAGAAGAGATGTAGTTGTGAGATTTAATGGCATCTGTTGCGATTTTATCTGCCGTGATAGAACCAGCCAAAATTTGATTACCAGTAATAGTATCGGTTTTAATACTTCCACCATCTATAATGGTTTCCTTGTCGAATATGTAAGTACCAGGTTCATTTGAAATAGAATCAACCTCTTCCAACATGATGCAATCTACCCATACATTAAAAGTTTGGGGCGCACTAGAACTGCTTGGTCTACCCCAGATAAGAGGAACTACAGACCAGTATAATCCAGTTGCATTATCTGCGACTTTTATTGCACAAACAGCTCGTTGCCAATCCGTACTTAGATTAACACCAGTAGAACTTCCTGGTAATTTTCTCGGATCAATGTTAGATAGATAAAGTCCATCTGTTTTAGTGTCTGGAGTATCATGCCCCTGAATATCTATCATGAACAGTCCCGTAGTAGAATCTGATTTTACATAACAAGAAAGTATGTATTGTTTACCTGCTTGTATTTTTACACAGCCGTAATTATTTGCAGAACTTCCTAAATACAATGGTGTTGTACTTGAGTTTAAATTTGCAGTAGTATAACTGATTTTAAGAGATTTATCTCCATCATAAGATACCGAACTATCAATGCCGACAGAAGTTACACCGTTATCTTTTGCGTAGCATATAGCATCTTCTTGTGAGGCAACATTTTCAAAACTAGAGTAATCTAGATTATATAGATTCTTTCTGCCATCTCCTTTAGCAGTATTCATAAAGCTTACAATACCATCAAGATTAATGTTTGCTGATACAAGATTCATTAATCTATCAGTAATTTCGAAATTACTTGAACTTGTACCGCTTTTGACAATCCACTCAAATTTGTTAGCGGTCTGATTAGCAATAGTTTCTACATTCACGATCTTCCCGTTAACATCTTCAGGCGCTAGTGTGAATGGCGTAGCAGAAGTACCACGCTCAATCTTTAGACAAATTTGTGAAATGTCGGAAGGAGCAATTTGTGTTTTTGTGCCATCTCCCCATCGTAAGATGATAGACATATATTTGGCATCACCACAATTAATTGTACTAGGAAATGATTTCCAACCAGTTTCACGAAGTAAACCCTTTTTTGCATCATACAATGTTCCGTAAAAAGATAGAGTTTCCTTTGATGAATTTGTTGTTGTACCACCAGCACTAACAGTTATGTTACCAGATACGGAAAATATGTCTTTAATACGAATTCGATAAGTGGTTGAAGATTTAATCGAAGCATATGTAGAACCAACAGCTTGTCCACCATTAATTCCTCCTTGCTCCCAATTTACAGGCAAGTTACTAATCAAATTTTGACCATTAATTTCATTGTCTTCAGGAGCTTCAGTGTAATCGGTTGCTTTTGTTCCACGCTCAAGCTTAGGACATGCATAATAAACTTTATCGTCTCCAGACATAGAATCTGTTTCTCCGAACCCAATTTCGTTCATATATGTATCAGTTGCCAACATATCTTTTGTAACTGTAAATGTAACAGAATATCTTGCCCAACTTGTATCAACATTAAAAGCTGAAGCATTGAACCAATAACCCTGTGTGTTTCCTTTGAATCGGTACGAGCATGCAATTCTTTTTCCAGATGCGTTATTTGTTTTGGCGTATAGAGAGTATGTCAGTGTATCTCCAACTTTAACCAATCCCCTATCAATAACATGCGATTTGAACGACCATCCCAACTTTCCCCATTGATTTTTAACCGACCATACAGGGCATCCGTTAAATGTTTCGACTTCGTCTGTTAACCAACCAACGTTATAATAATCATTATGTGCTCTAACAGTTTGAGAATACAGCAACAAATTCCTTCCACCAATCTCAAGTCCATTAAAATCATCCTTGGTCACATAAGTTTGACCAACAGTAGTTTTAAATCCATTCATCGTCTGTTTAAAATCACTGTAGTCATTCTTAAAGTCGGTAAAATTCTCACCATTTTCGCCAATTATACTTGTGACCTTACCAACCTTTGTACTAACACCTTCAATATCAATGGTATTCTGGACTAATGTATTAGTAATCTGACTTTCACGCCCAGTAACCATTGCATAGTAACAGTTCATTAGCTGACAGGTGCTTAATTGAGATAATACTGTTCCAAATTTAAATCCTTCGCTTCCAGCACCTTCATTTATTACAACTTCTAAACAGTTCCATCCTTTTACTAACGTACATGAAACAGTATCAGGTGTTGCACTACTATAAAAATTATTTGTGCCATTTGTACATATTAATTTCCCGTTTAAATAAAATGATCCTGCATCATCATGGACAAATGTTGTTTCTAATTTGGTAGCTTCGGACATTTTAACAAATGTTACTGCGTAACCAATGTAATTATCATCGTAATTAAAGTAACCGAGTTTTGTGTCATCTAATAATATACTTTGAGTTGGTATAATATTTTTATTTCTGGCGAATACGTCTAGACTGATTTTTCTCTGATCCTCTGGCTTATCCGTAAACAAACTCTTAGGATAAATCTCATATCTCCATTTATTCAATCCTTCGTTTGCTTTACTAATATCACCTTTGACCAAGTTCAAATCTTGCTGATAAGTAGTCTTTTCCACTCTTTGCTCAATGGCTTGCTTGTTATTATCCACCTTTAAACTCACGTCAGAGATCTCAGATTTGGTAGATAAAATCGCTGTTTGAAGATCCTCTGGAGCAGCTGACCAGCCAGTAGGGGAAGAACCTTTTTCAAGTTTTAATTCTTCAATTTTTACCCCAAAGTTTGGATTTGTATTTCCTCGACCTGGTTGGATAAAAGTGTAGTTAACACTTGTGTCGGTGGCGATTGTATCGGGAGTAGTATAACATACAACAATTCTATGACGTTTTCCGTCATTTAGAATTGTTCCAATTTGAGAGCTCCCTCCAGCGTAACTTGCCGTATCATAGACTTTATCATCAACAAAAAAAGAAGTATAAACAACACGTTTACCATTGTGAAATCCACCAAAACTATTTATGGTGCCACTTGTTTTAGTGAAATAATAAGACAATACATATTTAGAATTTGATTGATAATTATTATATTTATCAAAAGAGAATCCAGAATTCACAGATTTGTTAATAAAAACAACTGTACCGTTTTTGGAATAATCATCTAAATTTAAGTCAGTTGAATCGATAGGAGCCAATTGAGACTTCTGAATTAAGTTCCTACCATCACCAATATCACTCACGTCATAAATCTTAGCAATACTACAAGTATCATAAAAACTACTATCACTAGCAACAGCTCTGAAAGTGACCATAGTAACAGCATCACTGTATAAACTACTATCTTTGCTAACAGTCAACACATTATTACTGACCGTCAAGCCTTTCTGTTCACTCACAACATCAGCGAAGCTAATTCCACCATCAATACTGTATTGCCATTTACCAAAGCTGATTTCTCCTTGAATAGTAGGTTTGATTGTGATTGTGTTTGGTGCAAATGTTTTACCACCATCTGTAGACTTGAAATATTGAGATGAAGGTGTGATAGAGAGGTTTTTGGCATTTTGACCCTTATCTCCATATACACCAATAACCTTAGGTGTGCTGATAGGTTCACTCGTGCCATCACTATATTTTGTCTGATAACAGTTCCATAAATACTTTTTATCAGCAGTTAGTTTTTGAGTTGTAATGTCTGTACTCCAACCAGAAGTAGAAGAAGTTACTCCAGAGGCTTGAGATGTTGCTAAGTAGTATTGAACTGTTTCTACAACGCCTTTTCCTTCGATATCTGATTGAGATGGACTCCAAGGAGTGTCGATATCTCCTTCAACTAGTTTGAGATTTTTGATGATAGAATAACCTACTTTACTTAAAGCATTTCTGCCTAGATATAGAATTTCGTTTGTAGGTGTTGTTTTTAAATCGTTCGTAGTTAAAACTACTGAGATGTGTTGCCACGTTTCATTCCCAATTATATTGTTTACAACGACAGTATTAGTGCAAAAATTACTTACATCTCCTTTACATATAGAGTGACTTATAGCTCCTGATCTGTTTGCTTTAATATCGTAACTTAATGTATATTTTGTAGATGGTTTCAGTTGTTTCAACATCTTAATATCTTTAAATGAAACATAAGACCAATTTGATGTAGATATAGCCTCAGTACAAATTAGTTTTACAGCATCGATATTATCTTCTGTAATAAAATCTTCAACAGAATATTTTCCGCCAGAAGACTCTGTTCCCCAATGTTTTTTACCACAATTTGTTTCACTTAACATATTCCAAGCAAAACTATTCCCATCTTGACCTTTAACACCTTGAGGTCCTTGTTTCCCACAACTCCAAGAAAACTGTTTCTTAACAGTCTGCCCATCAAGCGTAATAGGAATCTCAATTACTCCTGCATCGGCACCGATAGTAGTACCAGCACTAACACTAAACGTAACTCTTTTACTGTTTTTACTGACAGTAATCCCACTACCAGAAGTAATATTTCCAATTGTGTAATCAGTCCGCTCCTGACTACCACGAATAACAATAATGTCTGTATAGTAACTTTGTGCGGAAGTTACTTTTCTATTTGAATCTGTAGCGAATTGCTGTGCTTCGTTTGTTAACATGACTGTGAAAGGTTCTGTCACGTTGGCAACAGTAATCTCACCATAGCCTAAAGTTTTACCCATTCAAATATTTCCTCCTTAACGATAATTGGGCGTACATTAAAAAAAGACAATAATGTACGCCCTGACATTATTGCCTATTCACTATCGTCAACGACTTCACAGCCGAAAATCATTTTCCCATTTACAACAGATGAATCTAAGAAAATTGCTTTTCCAGATGCATAATTAGAAGCTGTGTCTAATTCAACCCCTTTTTTATCTCTTCGAGTCCAATTGTAAGTATATTTTGGAAGATCGTTGCCAGTAGCTGCTGACCAAGCCGTTCCATTATATTTCATTAAAGTAACTGTTTTAGCAGAAGCATCTACTTTATAATAAAAATCTCCACTTGCAGGCTTTGTAGGAGCAGAAGTAGAGAATGTTGTAGATTTCAATGTATCAATTTCTTTTCCGTTTCTTGTAACGATTACATATAAAGCACCTGCACCCTGTCCGTTAATCAACTGATCTCCTAAAGAACTCAATACATTAATTGAACATGGATCGCTCTGATCAATAACACTAACATATGCAGAATATGTCTTACCACCATAAACAGCATTACATCTGAACGAAGCAACAGAATCTACCATGCTAGGCGTTACTGTTAAATTCGCAGACGTAGCACTTGCGATATTCTGATAAGCTCCGCTAACATATTTGCTCCATTGATATGTAACACCAGAAGTGACAGTGGTTGTACCATTTGTTAATGTCGTTTGTAATAAAACTGTATTCTCATCATTGATAATATGGCTTCCATTAGGTGCATAAGCTTGGAATAATATAGCATTTACGCCATTTGTGGCTTTCGTATTTTTGCTCCAATTAAATTTGTGCGTAGATGTTAATCCTGCTGCAACTATAGAAATAGTAATATCTCCACTCATGGCACTTGCTAAAGAAGCTCCATTCGCAACAGTTAAGATAATTGATCCTTCAGCAGAAGCAGTTGCATCTGTATTGGATTTTACAGTTATTCCACTTGGTAATGTCCCTACAGTAGCTTTACCTGCGATTCTTGTCGTTCCTTTATAGCAAGAATAAGGAATTGTGATATCTTTTGCAGCACTAGCAGTCCCATTAGAATTACAAGGAATTACTTCACTATAATTTCCAAGAACTGTACTTACAGCAGAAGTACCGTTTGTACCATTTGTACCATTTTTACCATCAGCAATAATTGTTACGGTCTGAGTATCCAATAATGTAGTTGTACCACCAGAAGCATACAATTCTGCTTTGATTGTCTTAATACTCGTGCTAGAAGGTGTATAGTTTACACTGCTTTGATCAGAACTTGATGTGTATTTAACTGTATATGTATTTCCATCTGTGCTTTCAGAGATTTTAAATCTACCAGAATAGGCTGTTGCAGATGTAGTATTTCCAACTCTTTTAGTAGCACTGAACTTAGCCTGTGCTGGACTAAGCACATTAGAAGCATTTAGTTTAAGAACATTACTTTCAGCTGTTACCTGATAAATAGTTGCATCACTACCAGATCTGTCTTTATTTAAAGAAAATCTTTTTGTAATATTTGCCTGACCTGATTTAGTACATACAAATTCAACATAACCAGAATCAACAGTAATTCCTGTAACAGTATATTTTCTTGTGTCTCCATCCCATGTACCTGTGATACCATTGCTTGGAGTAGCTTCGATAGTCCAGTTGGCTGAGTCATCAACCCCACCTTTGTAGATAGTAATTGTAGTATCAGCACCTGTAAGAGATGAACTATATAATCCACCATTGGCGTTACAAGGCACAGATTGTGTATCATTACTTAATACACAACTATAAACATCCTTACCTGCCGCTCCGTCCCTTAACTTAACAATCTGATGAATATCATAAACATTATCATCATTTGTAAGTAATTTAATAACTGCCACATCATTTACAAACACTGCATCATTGTGATTTACAGTAAGAGTAGTAGTTGTGCCAGCGCTAGGATAGGCAGCGAATGTTCCATCAGATTTCTTATACTGCCACTGTTTTACAGAAGTATTTGTTAACACAGCAGTTAATGTAATAGAAGAAGCAGAAGTAATTGCTCCATCTCCATTGTATTTAAATGTTGTATCTCCAGTAATGCTACAGTCGGATAATTCAGTAGCTTGTTTCACCAGAGTAAAGGACATCTGACATCTTGTTTCTGCTTTAATTTGTGTATCTGGATCAGTATAAACGATACTACAAATATAGGTGATCATTTCTGAACTATTCGGCACTAACATACTTTTGCTAACACTTAACACTCCACTAGATACACTTTCTCCTGTGACAATATTTGTAGATGCTGCTGATCCAACTTTTCTCTGCCAAGTAATGCTTAGCCCAGTCTGAGTTAATGACACCTGTTTATTATCAATAAAAATGACTGGCGTAAGTACCAATTTACTTGCTGACCAGTCAGGATTATATTTTGTAGTTGCATTGGGATCGTATGATACAAAATTTGGTTGGTTCGATGTCACATATGCTTGTATCTGCTTCCCATCTGTTAAGTCTGTAATTGTAATCTCGCCATAGGCAAGCACTTTTCCCATATAATTTTCCTCCTTAATTTAAAGTAGTTGCCAATGTTTCTCCATCAACAACAAAAGAGCAACCAAAAGTCGCTCCATTCATAATATCTTGTCTATTTACAACAACACTTTTCATACCAGAGTGCTGTTCATTCCAATAAGTATCTCCATCTGTGTCAGACGATTTTCTACACCATTCAAAGTGATTTTCTGACCATTCGCTTGTTACATCTGTACCATTTTTTGTTAATGTGATACTCAATGTAGATGTTCCGTCCACACCAAGCCTTGCTCCTGTAGAAGAAGTAAGAATGATATTATAACCCATCTCATTCATTTGAGAATCAAAATTATCCAATGTACTATTTACACTTTCCTTAAATGTCGTATACTCAGCTCCCCACAAACCGCCTTTGCCATCATAAATCTGTGTGATATCAACTCCGCCTTGTGCGTTCGCTTCAACGATAGGAAAGTTTAGCTTATCTTTAGATATAGATTTATCTCCAAGCATATTGTTTACAATCAATCCATCAGCAATCGCATCCTTAGTAATACCTTGACTTGTCATGATCGTTGCACCTTTATCGTCTTTGATAATAATGCTAGGATTTTTGTTTGTATCATAACCAATTTGAATTCCAACATTGCCTTCAGTGTCTAAGAATTGCATGGCAGACCCGTTCATTATAAAATTGCCGTTCTCAGATAAGATTCGCATTGTATCAGAGATTGTAATATCGCCTGCGGCTAAGTCACCGATTGTCATTTTCCCTGCGATACCATTAATGATCCATGCAGAATCAAACTTAGCATTTGCTGAGGAAAGGTTGAATACGATACCTGTTTCTGTAGAAGAAGCACCGATGATTGCAGAGTTAATATTGGCAACGTCTGTATTTAACTTTTTAATATCAGCTGAATTAGCAGCAATATATTCTGAGTTAATATATTTGCTAAACAACTCATTAAACTCAGCTTTGTCGCCAGTGATATTCCCGACATTAATTACTTTATAATTCAGATAATCTCCAAACAGTTTGTTGATCGTTCCTTGATCGCTCAACACATTTTGTACGCTATTGTTCACTGCATTTCCAAACAAAGAACTGTTCGTCATTCTCTGAAGCATATTAGTCATATACTCAACAGAATCTTTAGAGTCGCCTGTTCCGACAGAAATACTATTTTTCTGCGAAGCAGCAGTATCGTCAAACAGATAAGAGAAATCATCCCTACCTGTTAGACTCGTGATCATGTTAGTATACGTCACACTAATTTCCGAACTTTTTGTGCAAGGATTATATGCAACTGTCAATAATCTTAACTTAACTGCATAATCATCACGCAAGCCAACTCGAATAAAGTTACCGACCGTAAACTGATTATGCCAACCTTGTTTATTATCTGAATTTACGTCTGCATATTCATTTAATGAAAGAATGTTATCGAGAGAAGTCTCAATCTGATATTGTGGTTGAGAAGTTTCAGAGATACGTTTTAATCCATCTTGATATAATTCTTCGCAATGTTCGTAAGATGTGATTGCGTCATCAAGAGAAGTAGTAAAGATATTATTGTTTGTATAATCTCCCATACGAACAATATTCATGACAGCAGTATATTCTTTATCTGTCAATCCAAATTGCGGATCATTGAGTTCGGAATGAGTATTCATATCTGTCATTACATCGTCATATGGTTTCTTCTTAGTTTCAAGTTCATCAACCTGTGCATTTAACTCTTTTAATTTATATAAAAGTGAACCTTCTGTATTTTCATCTCCAAGCCAATTTTTGTACTTAATAAAATTCTTATGGAATACATTATAGGTTTTTTCATCCTTTACACCAGCTTTGCTAATCTCTTCATCAGTAAGGTCTTTCCATTCTTTTTGATATGCAGCGAGAATATCCATAATCTGTTTCTTATATTCATCACGCATACCTTCAAGTTCTTTGATTCCATATAAATCCCAATTTGATTCAAATTCATCATTGTAATCAATCTTCTTATCATCGGCTAAATGCAAGTTTTGAATTGCCACCTTAATATTTGGAATAATATAATCTCTTAATTCTTGATATGTATAATATCCTTTGTTGCTTTCTTTTAACAAAGCAAGATATTTTTCATGATCAACTTCGCCAGAAGGAGTAGTCCAAGGTTTATAGACACGATTCTGAATATCATCTGGTTTATCCCATTTTGTATAATTTCCGCTTGAATCTTTCTCATGATCATCTCTTGTATCTACACTGACTTGTATTGTAGTAAGCATCTGCTCATACATTTTTAGAGTTTTTTCAAGAGTTTCTTGATCCATTGTTTTATATTGAGCAATCTGGATTCCATCATTTGGCACACGATAATTAATCTCATCAATCTTTGCTTGATATTCCGCAGACTTCTTTCCATTCTCAATATATTTAGCATGGTTATCAATTTGCCACTTTTGCCATATTTTGACCTTATCAATAGTTTCTTGAGGAAAATAGTTTGTAGTCAAATAATAATCAAGATTATAAATCTGACTTCGACCATAATTGACTCTCGTAATATCTAACTCTTCATCGCCTTGAATTGTCAGAGCATTATACGTTGTATCTGCCTGCGGAGTCATTTTGAGCATATTAAGTGCGTTACGCCATCCAATGAAGATATTCGTGTCTTTTCCTATGTTTTCTTTTGCATATGCACTTACTGTTCTATTGATTGTATCGAAATAAAATACGCATTTTACAACATTGGCTACTGTTGTGTTAAGGAACGCATAAGCGTTGGTATTATCTGCCTCAAACGAATATTTTTCGTTCTTTATTGCAGGATCGATATAACCGACACTCCATCCTGGCACTCCTGGAGCTTTTTCTAATACCAGATGCATCAATGATAATTCATGGTTTCTATCGTTGCAAAACGTGATATATTCTTTCGCATAACCCATATCGTCTACGTTATTTGTAGCCTGCATTTCCATAGAGTCTTTTGTACCTTTGTTAAAAGATAAACCTTTCATATCCTTATCTTCAAAAGTTTTCTCATCAGAATATGCTTCACATGCCTTGTATTCGTATCTACCATTATCATTTTGCAAAGAAGGTTCTTGAAGCTGAAAATAGTCAAGTCCTTCAAGATAAATTGTCATGTGGTCTTTTAATTTCTCATAGCCAGCAGATTCAATGTATTCGCCATCAACATCTATATATCTGTCTACATTAAATGTAAGATGGTTAAAATCTTTTAATTGCTGTTCATATTCAACGCTTTTAATCTGTACTCCATTTAAAGCGCAAATAACAGTTCTGTCAGGACGACATAAATAAATTTTTGCATTGTGTTTAATCATAACAGATCACCGATCCGTTTCTGTGGCACATCAAACTCAATTTTATAAGTACACGCACCTGTAATACTTACAACATTGTATCCATCATGAAGTTTAATCCATGAAATATTTCCAACATCAGCCCATCCAATATCTTCAAAATTAGTTAGTCCCGTTACTGTACCGTCTGTCACCATGCAATGCTTACAATCAATACACACTGGTAAAGTAGGTCTGCACAGTACCGACATAGAGTTTTCATCACGCACTTCGATTGTTACCGTTTGACTTGTTTGGGAAGTGATCGTTACCTTTGGATAAATCTCATACTCCGTATCGTCACTATCTACAAAAATGTTTGTTGAGAATTTATTACTTGTTGCAACTTCGCCAGAAATCTCATAGTGTTTCCATATAAATGGGGTGTCACAAACGAAACTGCATTGAACCGCATCAAGCTGACCAAGTTTGCATGTGATCATTTTCCATCCGATGTTCTGGAAGATCCCCTTGTAAATTACAGTTTCTTTATCATCTGCAATTCCTGTCAATGGTTTTACAAGAGTAGGAGAAGTCAGCCACTTATTGATTTTTCTCTGCTCTGAATTTGTGAACCCATGTCCGTTTTCTTTTACGAGGTAAAATTCATATGTGCTCTCATCAGAATACATTGCACCATAATGATTTGTCTCCTGACGTAACATTGTTTTTTCACCTTTAACAATCTCTCGTGAAAATCCTGTGATGTCATTTGTCACATCAAACTGCACGACCATCAGTGGCGTATCTAAGATTGTTTTTGTAGATTGTCCATTATATTCAAATGACAACATATATGTATCTCCTTTCTGTATAAATTTTTGCACAAAAAATAACAGGCAGGAGTGCGTATTTCTACGCACTGCTCAACCTGTTTCTTCCTTATTATATAAGGTTTAAACTGGACGTTTGCGACCAAGTGTTTTTGCAACATCACGAGCAACTTGCTGAGAAGTATACTTATATGATTCTTTAATGATTCTTTGTAATTCTTCATCAGATACTCCGTTAGGAATATTAAGATTTCCAATAGCTTCACCAAAGTTAATTGCAATTTCCGTTGTTCCAATTCCATCCATAGTCATTCCGTTCAGTGTATGTCCATTTGCTAAGGCATTTAATACCTTATCTTGTCTTACTTTGTTTGCCAGATTAACAACATCGACAGTAGCAACTTCCTCACCTACTGCGAGAGAAGCGAGACCATCATCTCCGTTCTTATGCACAGATTTAACTAATCCACCTTGTGCATAGCCTGTGACATTGCTATCTGTCAGTCCAAGATCGCTTGGTTTGACACCATAATGTCCCAAGATGGTAGTAATCGTACTATCAATTTTTGCACCCTCTGAACTGATTGTTCCAGATAAAGATGTAAACGTCTCTTCAATCTTATCAACAGAAGAAGATAACTCTTTACAGTATTTCTCATAATCATCATTCAGCTGTGTGCTTAACTTGTCAAGTCCGTCAATCTGAAGATTATAAATATGATCTTTTACTGTATCATCAAGTGCATCTTGCTTTTCTTGGAGTTCTGCTTCAAGACGTGCTTTCTTCGCCTTACTGGCTGCATCGCTCACCCCGTTAAGTGCATTGATCTGTGATTTTAGTATCTGAATATCCTTGTTAGAGGATTTTAATTGCTTGTCATATGTATAGTAGTCATGAGAAGTTTTTATAGCTTCTTTATAAGCATCTATAGTTTTGTTAATCGCATCTAATTTCTGTTTTGCGTTATTTTTCAGAATAGTTGTTACACTATCTTCGGCAGACTTAATACTCTTAACTGCATCCGCAATATCTTGATCGCTCTTTTGAATTGCGTCAGCCCATTCTGTGTCAGAATATTCATCACGATGCTCAGCCATTTTGGCACGTTCTTGCATCAATTGATTCAATTCTTCTTTTTCAGATTTGACATTAGCAATATTTGTTGCAATGGCAGCAGTACCATAATCAGTCAGATTTCCGTCATCATCAAACATTGCATCTTCATCGATCAAAGAAGATATCGTTGTAAGTGAATTTTGTAAATTCTGAGCCGCTTTAATAGCACGTTCAAAACCACGATAATAAATATCGTCACGCATACTATTTTTAAGTTCTTCGTTAGAAGTTCTTAAATCATCTGCGCTACCTTTACAAGCGTTGATTTCGTTTTGCATTTGCATCCATTCTTGAGAACCATATTTAATAGAACCATCGTTCAATTTGTTATTCAGGTTCTCTTGCATTTTTGCAGCTTCTTCACCAATAATCTGTGCTTGTCTCTCATTAGCATCCATCTGATTCTGATAATCTGAAGCATCAAGGTCCTGACCTTTGGCTTGTTTCAACTTCGCAGCAGAAGAAGCATTGCTACTATTTGTGGCTTCCATATTAGCTTTCGCATCATAATACGCTTTAATATTAGCCTGAGATTGCACAGCAGCATTTGTCTGTTCAGCAGCCCAATCCGCAGCAGCATCATTCGCATTTTTGTTTGCTGTCGCCAAAGCATTTGTAGCGTCCGCCTCTTTTTGTTTGGCTTGTGCTAATTTATTAGAAGCGTCTTTTGCTTTTTTGACTTGCACATTATATGCTTTGAGCTGTTTTAATAAAGTCTTATCTTTGATTCCTTTTAAAGAAACCTCTTTTCCAGACTTGATTGCGTTTTTCTGAGAGTTAGATAATTTCTTAGCCCGTTTGGTCTTAAGAATATTCTTACCCTTGGTCTTAACTGCACTATCGGCTTTATTCTTATTAGCTTGTGCATTTTCACGTTCTTTCTGATATTTAGCTTGATTCTTACTAGCTTCTCTTACAGCAGTCTGACTATTTTCGTACTGTTCTTTCTTATTATCAACCTGATTTTTCAACACATCATTCTGATATGTGTAAGCAGGCTGACCTGCATAATTGCTGGCGATTGCTTGTTTTTTAGTAACATTATCTAAATATACCTGTGCATCATATAATGCACTGTTAGCATTTGATAGATTTGCACTTGTCTTAGCAGCGGAGGATTTTGCAGATTTTGTACTTTTAACCGCTTTATTATAAGCAGTAGCTTTTTTCTTCGCAGACCCTTTGAGTCCCTTAGTAGAAATTGTCTTACCTGCTTTAATACTCTTGTTAAGAGATGCTTTCTTTTTCTTAGATAATCCAGACTTATTGACAGCTTTTTTAGCAGATTTCGCCTTAGATTTCTGACTCTTTGTCGCTTTTGAAACCTTCTTTTGTGCTGTTTTGTTAGCAGAAGAGGCACGACTCTGAGTAGATTTTGCAGAAGAAACACTAGATTGTGCTTCGGATAACTGATCATTTGAAGTTTGAACTAATCGTGCAACACCAGACTCTCCCGTAGATGCAGCAGAAGAACGATTAGATAATGTATCATAGGAGTTTTGTAGGTTTTCAATTGCTTTCTGTGCCTTTTCAGTAGGCATATTCAACCATTGATTGAATAAATCACGCTGAGTATTCTTTAACTGTTGGGCAGCAGAATTGCATTTAATGTAATTCTCCCATAAATTCTGATAGGACTCCACAGCAGAACGCATGTTATCATTTTTGATAGTATTGATATTCATACTACCGTTACGTACACGTTCAAAGTATGTCCGTAATCGTTTCTGATTCTTTTTCTTAGAACTGTTCTTTGTCTTAGGAACTTTCTTGATCGCCTGACTTGCAAAGGAACTTGCTTCAGATTTATATTTCTTAGCTGCTTGCTGATTTACAGAAATTTCTTTGCCAGTTGATTTATATTGATTCCAAAGCGCACTTTGCTTAACTTCTGGTTTTACATAATCATTGATCATATTAGCAAATTTTTCTGTAGCAGTTGCAGCTCGATCAATAGCGATTGCAATGAAGTCAAATTGTTTACCCATATTGTCAAGCAATGTTGCAAATTTTGACTTTTTCTTTGTACTCTTATCTGTAGCTTTGCTGTCTTTCTTCTTAGAATCCGTATTCTTTTTCGTTGCTTCCGTATTCTTTTTAGTGGATTCTGTATGCTTTTTAGTGGAAGAAGAACCAGATTTCTCAGCGATACCACCACGCCATCCACCAGAAGCTGTCGCAGACTGACCAGAAGAAAGAGCTTTGAAAGATGTTCCGTGAGCAAATGCAGACATTCCGCCTTGTACTTTTGCACGAGTAGAAGTGTGTCCATTTGCTAAAAGATCAGCTGTCTGTTGATGATTAAAGACAATATCTCCAGAATGGATATCTGCAAATTCGGGACCCGTTGTACCAAGCAAAAACATTCTTTGGGAATTCTTAGGAATAATAGCTTCTACACCCAATTCTCCAACAAGTGTTTTTCCTGAAGTTTTGGCACCAATATTTCCGCCTGCGAGTGCATTTGCTGTGCCTTTTGCATAAGCGGTTGACCATGCCATTGATCCACGAGCAAATGTACCATAAGCTTTATCTGGTTTGCCACTTTGGCTATAATTTACAGATACATTAACAGATTTATCATGTAAGCCATTGATCGCTGATTTTGCAGCTTCAACATCATGTAATCCACTTGTATTGATGGTAACTTTTGGAGCCGGATGCATCTTACCTAATGCATTCAACTTTCCTTTAATGCTACTGATTTTATGTGAAGCATTGTCTTTTACTTTGACGGTAATGTTCTTGTTTTTCAGTTTCTTTAAAGCACTAGCAATCTTCTTAATGACAGAAGAGGCGTTGCCTTTTGCTTTAATAGAAACGCTCTTAGATTTTAATTTCTTAAGAGATTTAGAAATAGAAGAAATTGTTTTCTTTGCATTTCCTTTAGCCTTAATAGAAATGCTTTTGGATTTCATGCTAGATAAAGATTTCTTGATAGAGTCAATGGTCTTTTTAGCATTACCTTTAGCATTTACTTTAACATCTGACTTAGATGACTGCTTTTTACTAGCATTTTGACTAGCAGAAGCAGAAGACTTTGAACCACCAAATAATCCTTTTATGCCACCTGTAATGCTTGACCAAATGCCTTTTGCACCAGATGTAAACTTGTCATATTTAGTGTTATCAGTCTGCCAATTCTGTGCTCCAGACTTAACCTGTGGTTTCTGATATGTAGTAGAATTCTGTTTTGTTTGAGCACTCTTAAATACTCCATTTAAATTAGAAGGAATACTTTTAACAAAGTTAGTTAGAGATTGAACTTTCTTTGTCTGTTCGCCAGTATTTTCTTCAGATTTTTTCGTCGTATTATTTTTGAACTCTTTTGTCTGGCGCTCTTTGAAGAAACTATTGATCTTGTCTAAAATGGAAGGAGATTTATTCTCTTTACCAGAAGTTTCTGTCTTGGTCTCTGTTTTAGGCTTCTCATTCTTAGAAGAAGTGCTGTCTTTCGATCCAGATTCAGACTTTTTACCCTTGGTATCAGACTCATTTTTCTTAGGTTTAGTATCTGGTAATTTACCGTCAGCCCAAGTAACCTTAATCTCATTGCCTTTATGTGCTTTGTTATAAGCGTCAATGATGGTTTTAACATCTTGGTTATCTTTACTTGCAGTAACATTTCCGCTCTTATCGACTGTTGCGCCATTACGTTTTAACTCTTTTTGGACATCGTTCTTGTCTTTAAACTTCGTTTTAACGTAATATTTATTGTCTGTTGCACCAGCAGTAATAAGATCCTGACGGGCTTGAACGGCTTTAAGATATGCTTCCATATCTTTCTTCGAACCAGTTTTATCTGCTTGCTGTAATGCGGCTTGAACTGCATTTTCTTTTTTCTCATACTCAGCTTCGTATTTTTGATTTAGTTCACGACCATTTTGACCTAACACAGAATCTTGAGCTTTTGTTGCCTTGTCTGTAGCAGAAGATCCTTCATCGAAAATTTTACTACGTTCTTTCTTTGCATCTTTGGATGTACCCCAGCTATCACCTCTGTCTTTGAGTTTTTGTTTATACTCATCAACAGAGTTCGTTAAAGCCGTTTCTGCTTCAGATGCATTAAGTTTTATGGTAAGTGTTTGCTCGAATCCTTCTGGTAGTTCTTTTTCATTTCTGCGCAAATCTTCAAGTTGTTGTTTGTATTTTTCGATTTCCTTACCTTGAGAATCTCCTAATGATCCACCATTTTTCTGCCAAGCCTGTGACCATTCATTCAGTTTTTCACTAGCACTATCCCATTGCTCTGTAAGAGAATCAAACTGCACATCCCAACCGTATGTTTTAAGATTATTCAAGATGGATTCAAATGGAGTGATACCCATTCCCATCTTTTTAGCCGCCTTACCAACATTGTCAATTTTAACTTTATAATCGCCAGTTTTTGCATTGAGTTTAGCCATAGCTTCACCAGAAGCATTTGTCATGTTCTGTAACTGACTTACAAACGCTTTAGGACCTGAATCGTCAGAAGTAAAATACTTCATGATATGATCATAGTTTTCTTTGAAATTCTTATCATCCGTCTTTCCAGTAGGAGAGATAAGACCTGCCATTTGCTTAAATTGGTCGGTTCCAACTTTACCTTTATCCCATTCGTCTTTGGCGCTCTTTAATCCAGACACAAAAGTATTGTAATTTGCATCATCGTCAGCAGATTTTGTAGCTTGAGTATACGTGTCAAGAGTATAAGATAATCCACTATCTTTGTATTTCGCAACATTATCAAGACGCTGTTTTAGCTGTTCAAGAGAACCTGTAAAGATTTCATTCTTATCGGTAATTAAGTCATAGGCTTCAGACAACTGATCGAGGCTAAGGTTTTCAAAATATCCTTTACCGAATATTTTGTCAAAGTCAACAGAAGAATTAAGCTGTTTACCTAATTTCTCATATTTACCGCCTTGTTCGGTCATATAATCTTTAATCTTTCGTAAAGATTCTGCTTCTTTATCATAGCCCTTTTCATTATTTTCATGAAAACTTTCGGTCTTTTTATTGGCTTCATCTACGGAGTCAGCAACACCTTCAATGACGTTTTTAACTTTCTGTCCACCAATTTCCAATCCTTTGGAATCAAGTTTTAACAACTCATCTTTGCTTGTAGCTTTAGAAGTAATTTTGGAAATATACTCCTGCATCGTTTTATCATCAAGCTTTTTACCAGTGCTTGACAATACAGGTGTGTACATAATTTCCTTTCCTTCAAACATACTACCGTCAGCACCAGCCATAGAAGAAGAGATTAATGTACTATAAGATTTCTTTTTATCATTATTTAACAATACAGGTCTTCCATTGAGGTCTACATTACCGACTTTGGATGAACCTTTGGATAATCTGTCATTTCTGGCAGACTGATATTGAGAAATTAATTTCGTAAATTCTTTCTGATCTTGAAGATTAGCTACCGTCTTTTGGTCTTTAGTTTTCTGACCTTTAAACTCATCGTTAAGAGTCTTGATCATTTTTTGAACATTTTGTCCGTTAGATGTTAATACATCGCTTCCAGACATAGACACGCCAAGCATACCAGACAACTCTTTAGTAGAAGCTCCTGTCTTTTTCTTAAGAGTCTCAAATTGTTTATTGATTTGCTTTTGCCATTCACTAGCAGTTAAAGACGTATCACCTTTGATATCAGAGAATTTTTCATAAGCATCTTTTAAAGAACTATCAGTTGCCAGTTTGCTTGTAAAACTACGAACTTTCTGTTCTTGTTCCTCAAGATATTTTGTTGCACCTTTACCAGACATCTTATCAGAACTTAGATCCATATTACTTACATAATTTTTGGCAAATTGCTGTGATGTCTTGTCTAATGTTGCAAATCCTTGAGATGCCTCAAGCGTATTTTCCAGAGTAGTAGATTTAAATTCTTTAAGTTGATCCTGAACTTCTTTCAGATTACTCTTTGTGGCTTCAACATATTTGCTCATAGTGTTGTCTTTAACACCGAGTCCACCACTATCGAAGTTTGCGTTATTTAATAATGTAGATAACTGTTGGTCTGTTAAGTTGTCAAGATCTGCATTTTTACCAAGAATACTCTTTGCTTCTTTCTTATAAGCCTTTGTGTTCTTGATCATACTAATGAGATTAGATTTGTTAGAATTTAATCCATCACTTTGAATGGATTTCTTGCTTGCAAAGATACTATGCAATGCGCCTGCGTCCTTTGTGCCGAGTAAACCAGTACCAATACCATTCGCTATTGATTGTAAACCAAATCCTAACCCTGCACCAGCGGCAGTACCAATACCAGGTGCGATAAGTGTACCAATTGCAGCTCCAATCGCAGCTCCACCTATACCGTATACAGATTTACCACCAGTCAGCAGTCGTCCGACGTTACCTGTTAGACTTCTGTCACCAACTTGATAACCTTCAGTGGTTTTATTCATATTTAAAGCAGCGGCTTTGTTCTGAATGGCTAAATTCTTCTTACTAGCGATCGCCTGTTTATTTTTCTGGATTTGACGTTCATATTTCTTAATAGATTTGTCAATTGCAGAATTATTATCAATGATAGCATTTCCTTCACTATCCATTGATTTAACAAGGTCTTTGTTAGTCTTAACAAGCTGTTTCTTTAATTCAAGATAACGACTATAGTCAGATGTAGAAAGACCTACGTTTTGATTTGTAGTATTATCGACACCTTTGGCGAGTCTGTTGAACTCTGCCTTGATGTCATTTACAGAGTCGAGTTTAGACTGACTCTTATTGATTTTCTTGTTGTATTTGTTGAGATTCTTTGTGCCTGCGTTTAATGCTCTGCTACGAATATTGTTAGCTAATGCATTGACACCAGCGGCAGCAGCAGTACCAGCAGCAAGTAATACGGCAGGGAGATTAGCAACCATAGTTTCTTTTAATCCAGTGCCAACATCTTTAATAGCACCTTTAAACTCACTTAGTTTTGCTTTGGTTTTTTCCACACCATCAGACATTTTTGTTTTAAATTTACTTGCAAAACCAGCTGTTGATTTTTCGGCATCACTAAACTTCAGATTCTTGTTTAAATCTCTGGCTGCATGTCCAGCTTTTTCAGCAGATTTAGGAATCGAATCTACTGCTTCAGTTACATCTTTAATCTTATCTGCATAATCAGAATTTGGCTGATTAACGGCAGAATTCATAAGATCTGAAATGGTTTCTCTTGGAATATTTTTATTTATTAATGTTTCTACACGTTGTTTTGGAGTATAACCTTCTTCATTTTTTGCTACTTTTTCTACAGCATTTTTGAAATATGCATTTGACATATTCCTTTCTTCTGGAGCAAGACCCTTTAATATTTCTTGTCTCTTCGCATCTTTACCTCGATTTTGCAGTGACAAAAGTGTTTTATTATAATATACGAGTTGCGTTCTAGTATATATAATGATACAATTTATTTATTAAATGTATCGGAGGTAAATAAATTATGGCACTTACAACATGCCCAGAATGCGGCAAAGAAATTTCAGATCAGTCAAAAGAATGTGTGCATTGCGGATATCCAGTTAAGGAATATTTCGAACAATTAAAATTAAAAGAAAAGAAAGCCAATACAAAATGTAATTTCAATGGTGTAGTAGTAGATTTTTCGGATATAGTTCCTAAGTTAAAAAGTAAATATTCTTCAGAGATCTTCGAAGAATTAACTGACAGAATAGATGAAAGTAATATCGATATTAGCTATAGTGGGATTCTTGAATTTATTAAAACAGTTATGACATCAGATATTATTCCTACTCATTATGACGATTTTGAAACACAAACTGAATTTAGAGAATATGTTATAAAAAATATACCCCAAAATAAAAGATGTATTATAAAGGATAATGATGTTACATATGATTTAACACCAGTGTATGATAGTTTAAAACAATATGGGTATTGTAATAAAGAGGCTATTAAGCATATTCAATTGATTCCAGAATTATCAAATCAAGAAAAGAATGAATTTATACATTTTTTAAATGATAAAAAATATATTCCATTTTCTTATCCGTATGATATACAACTAATTATGAAAGTAGATGCTATCAATTATATTACTAATTTCTGGGGCAGAGATACAGAAAACAAACCACTACCTCAACAGCAACCAGTTATTCACAAACCTTCATGTCCTAACTGTGGTTCAACAAATATCAAAAAGATTGGATTTGCTTCGAGAGCAGTAGGAATAATGGCAGTTGGAATATTAAGTTCTAACATAGGTAAGACGTTCAAATGTAACAATTGTGGATATAAGTGGTAGGGTAGAAGTATATAGTAGAAGAGAGGACTAAATGTCCTCTCTCATTAAGATATTGTCTTATCAATTGAAGTAGAAGAAATTTAATCAGAAGAATTTATATTATCCGCAAGATTGCTTAAATTATTTTCGTCTGGCTCACTATTGAATATTTCAATCATGTCAACATCACTATATCGAATAACAATTTTGGCATAAGGATTTCCATCATATGAAATAAATGCATCCTCATCGTTTCCAATCTTGTATTGAGAATATGCTCTCAAAACAATCTGTTGATCATTGTTAATTCTGTCTCCCAGATAATCCATATCTCCAATAATGTAAAAGTCTTTTTCTTTTAATGTAATCTTACATTTACTCCCACCTTTAAAGTCAATTACGTCATAAAAGATGTCGTCATTTAATGTCATATTAAAATATTGTTCCATAAACTCCGTAAATGATTGTTTTGTAATCAAATATAAAACCACAAATCCTAGCACGAGTGCTAAACAAATCGACAAAATTGAATTTGCATATATTTGGTTAATACTCTGTAGCAAACTTAATTTTACTCGAATTAGTGTTGAAATACATAAAAAAACATAGCTAATTACGCACCCAGATACATTCAAAGCCCATGTTGATAATTTCTTCGAAAATCCAGTCTTAACTATGTAAATAAATATGACACCAGGTACATAATATTGTAGTAAATTTGGAATATTATTTATAATTTCTGTTAATTCTTTAATTTTTATCACTTCCCTTGATTGTTATTTTTATTCTGTTGTTTAACTTTATTTCCTTTTTGAATATATTTAATAGAAGTGTTGGAAGTTCCTGTAATTACTTTACTATTAAATTCAAAAATCTTTGCTTCTTGCTGTTTCTTGTTCCCTTTATTTTCTGCCATAATTATACTCTCCTTTGTATATGTGAATTAATAGTTATAACCCATTATACAACACATTTCTACAAAATGGAAGAATATTCCATGAGTATGATTGTCATTTTATGCGATATAGTTTATAATGTTAATATTATAGAAAAAGGAGTATAAATATGAAAAACAATGGAAGTAACAAAGTATTGATATGGATCTTGGCGATTTGCTTTGCAGCTAGTTTGTGTGGAAATGTTGGACTATCAAATAGTAAAGACAGATTAACAACACAATATAACGAGTTGTATACTAAATACCAAGATTTGAAAACAAAGTATAAAGATTTATCATCTGAAAATGATGCGAATGTGTCACTGTATAATGACAAAAGTGATGAGTATGATTCTCTTCAAGAAGACTATGACGATCTTCAAGACAAATACGACTCCCTCAAAGAGAAGTATAAGAAGAAACCCGCCAAACCTAAAGCGGTATCTGCCAAGGCAAAATCTTCAGGTTCATCATCTAGCAGTTCATCCAACTCATCATCATCAGACGACTCATCAACGTCTGCCGATGTGATTGTACATATTACTGATTACGGAAGTAAATATCATGCAGCAGGATGTAAATATTTAAAGAAAAGTGATATTACAATATCTAAGTCAGAAGCAGAGCAGAGAGGATTAAGTCCTTGTTCTGTATGCAATCCTTAGTGTATTGATAAAACATGTACATATGCAAAAACTGCGGTTATAAGTAGTAGGGTAGAAGAGAGGATCGAATGTCCTCTCTAATTTCCAGATGATTTATTTTTTCGACCAGGATCTTCAGCTCCATCTGCTAGATCATCGAATGTCATGCCATAATGAGTTACAGTGTATTCGGCAATTCTGTCAAGATCAATAAATCCATCGGCTGAATCGTTGTCGAGAATAAGTTCAAATCTACGAACATTTTCTAAAGGTTTGCCGTCGACTTCAATAATATAAGGAAGTTCATGCATTGCACTGCATTGTGTATCAAATCCTTCGGCTTTAGTCTTTTGACGAATTGTTATAGTTTTCATTTAATCACCTACTTTCTGAAAGGAGTATAAATTTATGAAATTAAATCATGATTGTATAAGAGATGTAATGGTTTACATCGAAGATAATTGTATTTACGAGGATAATAGTCGTGGTGATCGATCTATTCATTCTCGTGTTTTCTATGAAATTACACACGATGAAAAATTATCGTCACGATATACAGAAGATGAAATTAGATATGTAGTTGCTCAATTATATTTTGAAGATATGATCATTGCTAGAATGACGCCAGAAACATTAAATTTCATACGATTTGAAGTTGATTCCCTATCGTTTAAAGGTCACGAATTTTTAGACAATATTAAAGATGATACAGTCTGGAAGAAAGCCAAGAAATTTGTTGGAGAGCATCTTACAAGTACATCATTTTCGATTATTGCCAATGTTGCGAGTAAAATAGCAATAGAAGCACTAGCAAGTGGAGCGACACCTAAATAATTTTGTACATAATAAAAGAGAGTGTTATTTACACTCTCTTTTTTACTTATATGTAATTACTCAAGATTATCTATGATTTCCAATATATCAACATCAAGCAAATTGAAAAATTCCATAAATTCATTGAATGCATCTTGATTCATCTGTCCAATTACTTTATATGAAATTTTATTCTTATCAAAATAATATAACTGTTCGGCTTTAACATATCCATCTTTGTCATTATGCGGATTTGTTTCAGTATCATCATGTGATATTGGGAAATTACCAGGATATGATAACTTATGCTTTTTATGGTCTTCGTTTTTAAAGGACGATAATACGTTACAAATCAAATCATAAGAATATCCTTGAATTTCTCCGCCATCGTCGTCTACAACAACAAAAGAATGTTTGTTTATTTGCTTACCATTATGTTTATACTTGTCTACTAAAATAATATCTCCAACACAGCACATTATAATATTTACCTACCTATTGTTACTTTTTTTCTTCCGTTAATTACATCGTCAGACCATTTGATAGGAACAATATCTTTCAGTGCTTCATTACTAGATATAATACGACGTTTTTTATTTTGCAATATATTCCTATCTAGTTTTTTATAACCTTCTTTCATATTAATCCCTCCTTTTTCTATCTTTTGATGCCTATAAATTATTAATTTCTATATACATTATAGTAGAAAAATAGTAGGAAATCAATAGAATAGTATTTATTAATTCTATTTACGCAATAAATCAGCTTATTACAACAAATTATTGACAAAATAATATCTCTGTATTAATATAAAAATACTCCATATAACTTATTTATCGTCAAGTTATACGGTTAAGTTTACAAGAAATGCAACGAGTTATCTTCCAAGTTCGTCATTGCATTTCCAAAGGATTTGCAGTCTATTGGTTACCGTAAGTGGTTTCTGATAGACTGTTTTTTTGTTATTGACATTTCAAGATTCCAATGATATTATGATAATAGAAAAAGGTGTTACCGATAACGGTTCGCCTGATAATTTATACGTTTATTAAAATAACCGCTTACTTACCAGGTCAGGCGGTTATTTTTCTGTAATAAAAAAGAAGTTATTTGGTAGGCGTCGCCTCTCCTACATCTCTTTTAACCCATAGGGTGCATGGTTGCAACGAATTTTACCACCTCAAATAACTTCTTGATTATATATTCGATTTATGTATTTATTGTAGCATAAGTATATATGACACTCAAGAATTACATTAAGAAATCTGTTTCTTTAATTCATCAATCTGAGAATCTTTTTCTTTGATCTTAGAATCTCTAAAAGCAATTTTCTTTCCTGTGCTACGATTTGTAGTTTCGATATATCTTCGTTTAAGATCATTTAATGCATACTCTGCAATTGTTCTATATTTTGGATCAATAGAAGAAGATATAATAATTGTTTCTAGTTTGTCATCGATCATCGTAACGATTTTCTGTTTATAATCCGTAGCATTTAATTTTCTGTGATATTCATATCTATCTTTTTTCTTCAGATGGGTATGTACATCAATAATCTTTTCAATATTGGCTTCAAGATTTGTATAATCTGATTCTGCCAGAATACGATCAATGTTACGAACTGCATATTTGACTTTGTCTGCATCATACTGTCTCTGAAGCTGACATTCTTCTGATACCGCAATGTCATACAATTTATTTGTTTCGTCTTTTAACTGCGAAATCAGCTCAATCATTCTCTCGAAGGCATCAGTATATTTTGCAGTAAAGATTAATGCTTTGTCACCAGTAAATTTATTTACTAACATTGCAAATCCTTTGCGATCCATGCGGTACATTGGACGAGTTTCGCCTTTTGCATCCACATAATCAACGAGCGCAAAATTTCCCCCGTTAAGTTCTGGTATAATTTCAATGAAATGTCTAATTTTTTTCATAACATCCTTGTGTTCTTTTCCATAAACTTCTGCAACCTTGAGAGAAGTAGTAGTCACTACACCGCTTTCTTCTTCAAGTCCAAATTCTTCATTGATTGTTTTAATCTCATTTTCTAAATTTTCTTTAGTATTAATCATTTAAACCTCAAATCTCTCGCCTCATTAATATTTACAGTTTAATAGAGGTAGAGTGATAAGTGTGACTGAAGCGAGGTTAGACAAATATCACACGACAGTTAATTACTCTGTCTACTTATCACTCAATATAATAAAGAACGGTCATGAGTCGTTCTCATTACCAAAATAAGTTCCTTACATTGGTTAATATATGCATTAAATTAGCATTTGACAACAGTGTACTTATAAAGACACAATTTGCCAAAATACCAATCGTCAAAATCCTTATAAAATAAGGACTTTTTGATGGTCGTTTTTTACATAAAATTTGAATTTTAAGTTCCCTGCTTAGAGATACAATATCTCTGTACGCAAACGATGATAGCAGGTAAAACATCGACATTAATTTACACTTTTGGGCTATACATTACCAGACAATGATCATAAGGTCGTCATTATCTGTCAGGATCGGTAGTCTCTGAACATCCATTCTTATTAAAATATCTTAGCTACTGTGCCTTATCCCGAAGCACGTTTCTTATGCGGTAGTTTACCGATACTTTCCTATATGGTAAGAATGTGTGCGGCTGATTAGATACAATCGTATAATACAATATGAATATCAAATTCTTAAACTATTCCGTCTATTGTTGCCAATTCCGTTTCAGTTTTGATATCCTTTTTCGTTCCAGCAATTACTCCTGATACGTGTATTTTAAAACCCCGTATCCTATATATTTGTTCGAAACACCATTTCTGTTTCTTCCTTATATATAGTAGGCTCACTGTCACCCTAATGATTTTGAGATAGGGTCAACCTAGGTTTTTAAAAAGTTTAATGCCAGCAAAGCCAGCGGCAGCAGTTTGCAATAATCCAAAACTACTTACTAATTTATTAACTACATTAAGAACATTTGATAGTAAAGTAATTCCTCCACCAAGAAGGTTTTTATCAGCAAATGTTGTTGAGATAGATTGGAATGAGTTTTTAAGATCTTCTGTTCGTCCTTCCAAACTATTCTCATAAACTTTGTACTTTTTGTCCGTAGATCCAGCAGAATTTTCGGATACTTTCTCGTATTCTTGAGCTTTCTTATAGTTGCCCATTAGGACTAGAAATTGCTCCATATGATTCGTACCAGCCATCGCTTTTGCAATTGCTCTTTGAGATACATCACTGTAGCTAGTCCATTTTCCAGCGACTTCATCAAGCACATCACCGAAATTTCTGAATTTATCTTGTTTGTCTCTTAGGTTAATTCCTTCACCTTTTAAGACTGTTTCTACATCACTCCATGCTGTTACTTTGTCCTGTAGAATGAGACAATATGACTTCTATATAATAAGAATAAACTCATTACATAGAAGCGGTTGCGGTACTTCCAAAAGTGTCTTTACACTTGACCGCAACTCCACTTCTTAAGGAATTATGGGAAATATAGAAGTGTGTTCAGACTGTCGCATAGTCATCGAAATGACCTTCTTTCGCTCAGTCGTTCAAGGCAGATATATCGTTAAATTTAATCGAACTATGTTTTGTTTTAATCTTTTGTTCATCTATAAGAACTTGTATATTGTGTCCGCCATTTTGAAGATATGTATAGCAATAGTTATAAATATCTTTAATATTGTGCGGAACTTTGTCTTTGTGTGTAATAAATCTAATTATTTTCCAATCATCATTAAATAAAGAAATATTTCTAAAATTTTCATTGCGTATAAATTTTTCTTTTGTTATGTGTCCAAGTCTCACTGACAAATCATGTCCACTACCATCCCATTCAATTGCAATCTTTTCATCTGGGAAAGCAATATCAATTACAAAATTTTTAAATGGGTAATTTAGTTCTCCGCCAATTATTGTATAAACTTCAAATTGTTGTTTTGAGCATGTAAAATTACCATGTTTATATCTTGATTCTATTGATTTCTTTAATATGTCTGGGTTCTGCGTAGGACTTACAACACCATATCTTTCTAACATGGTTTTCCGCTGTTTGTCTTTAACGACTTGACTTTGAGTAAAATGCTCAACTCCATATTTCTTTAACGAAGTCTCTTTTATCCTTTTCTGAAATTCTTCGGTCTGCATAGGATATTCTACTCCAAATCGTTCAAGATTGGTTTGAATCACTTTGTCTTTAACAGACTGTAATTTTGAAGTATTCGTAACTCCGTATTTTTTAAAATTATTTTGAGCTTTTACTTTTTGGATTGCATCAGATTTTGATACGTTCTCAACTCCATATTTCTTTAGACAGGTTTCTTTAGATTTCTTTTTGATGTTTTCAGTACAGAATACATTTTCAACCCCATATTTTTCCATACAAGTTTCTTTTACTTTTAACGGGGAGCATTTTTTACATGCATTTGTACCATTTTTAGATGTTTTAAGATATGTACTATATTTAGTTTGATACGTTTTGCCACAATAATCGCAACGTACATCCACCATGACGTCGCTACCATGTGTAACATCATTTATATTAGCCGTAAATGTATCGCCTATTTTTGTGAAATTATACCCTTTATCAATATAATGATATTTGGTACGGCTACACCATTTAACGGTTACTTGCTTTGTCAATAAAATTTCAATCATCTCCTTTTCATAAGACGATTAAAAGAGATATATCCTTCCTCCTTATTGACCGTTCCCTCGGCTTTTAAGCACATATGAAAATTCATATGATCATAAGAAAGAATTGCCACAGTGGTTTATGTATTATGCCACTGCGCCCCAAATGTCTAGGTCTTCGCCATTATTTTGATAATCTTTAAGTCGTGCTAGTTTGATATTTCCCATACGGGAGAAAATGGCGTTCAAACCAGTTCCGACTGAACTCATGCCTTCCTGAGTTGTTTCACCGATAGTTGCTAAATAGCCCAAGAGTTTGTCCATACTAACTCCAGCTAAATTTGCATTCGTCGCAACTTCTGACATACCTTCTGCCAAACCACCGACATCAGTAGCAGAAGCCATATCTACAGAACTTAATTTATCTACGATTTTCAAGGTATCTTCTGCACTCGTAATGCCATAACCTTTTCTCGCAGAAGTTAAATATTTTGTAGCATTTTCAGATGTTAAATCACCAACCTTGCTAAGTTTGATAGAACTCTCGGCAAGTTTATTAGACTTTTCAACACTTTGTCCCTGTTTCATCCACTCAGTAGAAGAAGCAGCAACATCTGTACCAGTAGCCTTTAATTGATGCCCCATATTTGAATATGTTTTCATCAAATCTTTGGCTTTGTCATTTGATACACCAGTAGCCATCTGAAGCTGAGTCATGGCACTATCTACATCGTATGTGTTTTGCACCATTTCCTGTGCTTTGTTCATACCAGATTGCAAGATACCATATGTTCCTACAAACTGAGAAATCTGACTAAATCCACGCTTAACTTCTGAAAACATTGAATTTCCAGTAAGTCCTTTTGCAGAAATTTCAGACTGTATTTTCTTAAAGTCTTGATTTGCTCCTTGCAATTCACCTTTGGTTGTTGCAGATTCAGACTTCTTTGCAATCTCTTCTAAGGCAGCGCCATAATCCTTTGCAGCTTTTGTATTATTCTCTAAATAAGTTCTGATCTTATTTGCTTGAATCGTACCCTCTCCAGGATTCAGCGCTTTTGTTTGAGTTGAGTTGAGAATTTTCATCTCATTATTTAGTTTTTCATATGATTGAATTACTTTCTCATTCTGTTGAATGATTGCACCCTGATTAGCGGTAGTAGGCTTTGCTTGATACTGAGCATGTAATTTTTGTAAATCTTGTACATTCTTTTCATATTCCTTAAAAGATTTACTTGCATTTTTATATTCTTGAGTACCTGTGTAATAACTATTTAATTTATTCTGCTGCGCCGCTAAATTAGCATCATATGATTTATTCCCAAGATTCCTAGAAACATTTTGTACATAAGAATCTTTTTTCTCTTGTTCTTTTAAAAGAGCTTGATTAAACCAATTACTATATTGTTCCTCTTGCTTGGCTTGTTTTTTAGCTTGTTTCTCTATATCGCTCTTCAATACTTTATTAGGGGAAGAGTTTAATAAAGATAGACTATTTGTAGCATTTTTATCATACTGCTCAAGTTTTGAATGAGCATCAATTAAAAGATCACGATTTTTTATAGTTGGGTCCTTTTTAAAGTTCCCATATATTTTATTGACTTCTTTACGTTGTTTCTCATAGTCAAGAATGTTGCTCAAAAAGGCATTATATTCTTTGCTATTATTATCAACATACCCAGAAAATTGTTTTTGGTATTTGCCAGATTTAGAAGCAAATCTCTTTGCTTGAATGTCAGATTCAATCTTGGCAGCTTTCTCATTTAGTTTTTTCTGTTCTGCTTGATATTTTTTATCGGCTTGAGCCTGATTCTTTAATGCTTTATTTTTTGCTTTCTCTTGTTCTTTAAGAGCTTGATTTGCATATTGATAGGCAGTATCTGTTGAAACATCTTCTTCTTTTGCGATCTGCTTTGTAACATTAGCCATTTCTTTGGCTTGGTCTTTTGCACGTTTAACAAGACCTTTATCAATAGATGTTTCTCCACTCGTATAGAATGTCCCAGAAGCATGTTTCATCTGCTTTTGAATTGCAGATTTCTTATATTTTACATATGATTTTGCCTGAGCATTTGCTTGTCTTTTGATTTGGTTATTAAGTGTTGTATTTGTTGATCCGCTTGTCCCGACAGTAGGATTAATATGAACATCCCTGTCTTTTACAAGATCAGCCAATTGAGATTCAACATCACCTTTATTAAGTATTGCTTTAATGACGGCTTGAAAATCCATTTACTCACCTCTTTCATAATTTTGTGCATAACAAAAAAGAGCCTAAAAAATAGACTCTTTACGTTTCAGTATATAATTAGCAGACGGTCAGGGAATCGAACCCCGATCTCTGGTTTTGGAGACCAGTATAATTCCATTATACCAACCGCCCGTGAGAGCAATGATCAATTACTTGTTACTTGTTGTTTAACTAATTGCTGTCAAACATGGCTTAAGTACCCATGTACCAGTAGGGAAGTCATAAAGATGTGATAAAACATATTCATGTGCTTCGATAACTGAACCAACATTTACCTCTGTATGTATAACTATTCCTCCGCCATACATACTCCATTCAGCACAAATAAGTGTATAGTAATTTTTTCTATTCTCTATCATCATAACATCATCTCCTACTATATAAGTGGTGTTACGTCATAGATTTTGTTGTGTAATTGATCATTGCGAGTTTGAGTATATCATAGTAATATATTGTATGTATACAGGTATATTTTTCCAATACTATAAATCAGACAAAGAACCTTGTTTTCCTTCTTTAATACCGTCTTTTGTAAAGTATTTTCCGAAGTCATCTTCTGCGGATGAATCGTTGTAAATACCAACCAATTCCGTAGAAGACCATCCAAAGAATTCTTTGATAACATCAATCGGAATATTCTTCTTTGCGAAAGCAGTACAAGTATAATGTCTCATACAATGGTAGTAGAAGTCTACGTCCAACATCTTTGAAAATTCAGCTGTCCATTTGTCAAGATTGGATCTACGATGCCAACCATTTTTATCTTTCGTTACAAAGATATCATCAATGTCAACGCCAAGTTCTTTACGTTGTTTGTCCCATAAATCAATGTATTTTTTAACATCAACAAGGATAAATTTGTTTAACTGCTTACCTAATTTACCACGACCCTTGGTGCGAATCTTTGGCGTTTTATATAAAGCACCATCAAATTCAAGAGCATCTTCAGTAAAATAAGACATCTTCATCTGAATGATTTCAGATTTTCTCATTCCAGAATAAGCAGCAATAGCGATAGCACACGCTTTTTCATATTTCTCTTGTTCGACAAGAGTTTTTAATAAGTCATCAACTTTTTCATCTGGCAGAATCGTTTTCTCACGCACTGCCTCATTTGCAGGATTCTCAATCTTATTTACAATTTTTCTGAATCCTTCAAATTCTTCTTCCTCATCTAACATATTTTCGATATAATCAGATAAAGAAGAAAGACATGATTTAACACGTCTTGTTCGTTTAGGACTCCACCCCCATATGTTAATTGCATGATTTTGAAATTTAGCAATGTCACGTTTGGTTAATTTAGCAAAGTCCTTATTTTTATTATGTTCCAGATTCCAACACCAGAAAATATCTAAGTCATTGCGATAACCTTTGATCGTACTCTGCGCACGATCAACAGAAGCAAGGTAATCTAACCACTCATTGCCTAAATCTTTGTTATCTTTATTGACCAATGCTAGTTTTTCTGGAGATGTAATCTTGTTATATACCGTAAATCTAGCCAACGGTAAAACCTCCTATGTGTAAAATAAATACAACCACAATATATAGTGGTATTCGTAAAAATGAATCATATATATTGTGGTTGATAAGCATATAAAATCTTGGTTTTATTTTTGTGGAATTTACATCAAATTTGATGTGAAAAGAAATTATTGTTTAAATCTTTTTGCAAATGCCTGTTCAGCATATTGTTGAGCTTTTTGCTCTGTACGTTGCCAGAATCCAGAAGTTAATACAATACCAGATCCCCCAGATTCCGCTTCTGAAAAGACGTGAGGAGTAGAATAAGTTCCAGTGTTATAATTGTATCCCTGATCAAGATACACGGTGGCACTAACAGAATCTCCGCCACCAACAACGCCAGTTGTTCTTGCAGAGTTTTTCATCTGATATGTTCTTACATATCCACCTTGCTCTGGCGGTATTGGCTCTCCACCTGCATAAGAAGCAGTAAGCTCTTGGTTAGCAGTTAAGAATGTCTTACTCTCAGCTTCACTTACAGCATCACGCATTTCATTCTGGATTTGTCTCCATAACCCAGCCATTGCGCCCATGTTCCCCATGAGATCACCTTACTTTCTGTCAATAGAAACTACATTATTATTGACTGCATCAGCGGCACCCTGTTTAATTGCTTCAAGTGCATCAATTCTATTTTTCTGGAAATCATCAGATTCAACAACAGCTTTTGTAATGTCTTCGGCAGTAAAGTCAAAACCATGTTCTGCAAAATACTGCATCATCTTCTGAGTTACCTCTGGATCAGCCTTTGCAAACACTTCGTTGATATATTCAAGAGCAGGTGCTAAAGCCACGACAGATTCTACTAAATCGTCAACACCTTCAACCTTGAAATTCACATCTTTGCCGTCAAGTTTAATATCAACTGCACTTGCAATTAACTGCTGTTTAATGTAATCGCATTTCTCATCAATTGCAGTTAACATATCTTGAAACTGCACTTTATTAATATCATTTTCATCAACAAATGCGTCAACATCAATATCTGATGCAAGTTCGTATAATTCATCAATACCAATGCTTTCTAAATCCACGTTTCCATAAAATTTTATAATATTCATCTTGATTCCCATAAGTTTGCTCAGTGGATCATAGTCCATACTAGATATTCCGTTTTCGTCCTGAGTGACAGGAAAAGCAGAGGCTACAACGGCTTCAACGAAATCATTTGCCTCAAATCTATTTAAAGACTCATCTGCATAATGTCTTGTTTCAAAATCAATTTTACCCATAAAATTATCTCTCCATTTCTCTGTTTAACTTCTCAAGCAATTCAGATACATGATATCTGTAATTGACTTTTAATTTTCGACTATTAACAATGATTGGATTAAATTTTGCCAAATCCTTTTCGTTGAATGATTTTTTATCTATAGAAGCAATCATTCTGTCAAAATCATTAATATGCTGAAAATATGTAGTTTCTGTGTTATCTTTCTTTCTAAAATTAAATAAAAAACCTGCGACCATATTTCTGTAACCAACAAATTCTCTTAAACCTTTAATCTGATGATAATGGATCACACCTTTCTCTTCTTTGGTACGTTCAAAAGAAATAGAAGAAGTGCCAACACTTTTCAATTCCAATGCATACATATAAGGAGAGGAAAATAAGAAACAATCGCAAGGATTCTTACTTGAAAATCTTAAATTACTACAACCACCAAAAGATTGTGCTTGATCTTTTAAACGATAGTAGAATATGTCTGAAGGAATACTGGCTTTCCAATTTTCTTCAAATCTCTTACCAACATTCTTTGCCAACCTATTCACCTACCTGATATTTATCGTTAATATATTTTCTATAATCAACATATAGCCTGTATGTATCTTTTTTTGGATACCAAAACGCCATAATATCTGCACGTTCAGATGGATAGACCAGAAGTGGTTGTACGCCATGTTCCACATAGAACTTAACCTGTGCCAAACTTGTAACAGGAATGAGTTTTGTATCTTTATATGCTTCCTGCAACTGTTCAGGCGTTGTAATTTCTGAATTCAATAAATACACCCTTTCTTTTAAAATCGTAAAAAATAGGGAAGAAAACAAAAAATCATATAATCCAATTTGTGAACCATATTAAAGTTTTGTTCTCTTCCCTATCTTCTAACTAAAATGTAAAACTATAATATGATTACTGCAATATTTTTTCATGTTCAATATTCCAAGTTAATACACTACTGATTAGTATAAACTAACCAGTAGTGATAAATAATGTCCTTAAATTAAGCTAAAGACTTGATCTGATAAATATCTACAAATTCATCATCTGCATCTGTCATCAGGTCAAATGTGATCTTCAGTGTAATAGGATCTCCCTCAGCTGCGAAAGCTAATTCGATATTTCTCTGAGGAGTAGCTTTGTAGCAAGTGATATGTAATGGTGTTACAACTCCCTGCTCAGATTTCTGGTTGATTTCTGCGTCAACTCTGAAATCAGCTAATTCCTGATTATCGTTAATCTTAACTAACTGAAGTGTAGAGTCATTTACAATATAAGATACATCGTATTTCTTACCAACAGCAATTTCGCTATCTGTTGTAGCTGTAAATACTTTTTCTGCTACGCTTCCTTCAATCTGTGTTCCACCAACGTCACCTTTTCCGTAAACGAATAATGTTCCGTCTTTTGGCTGATCTGGTAATGTAAGTTTTCCTGCTTCTGTAGCAGTGATCGTCTTCATTTCTGCACGATATCCACCTTCTGTGATTGTACCGTTACCAAAGATAGAGAATAACTCAAATGGATATACCTGAATTTCTGATTCAAGTGTTCCTTCCATTGGGTTAGCAAATGTTACAGCATCTCTACCTCTCTTTTTAGCTTTTACAGAATCTGCTGTAATATTTAATGTTACTGTATTAGCATAATCAACTCTTAAAGCCTTTTTGCTTGTAGCTAAGTTAGTTAACTCAAATACACCGCAGTCACGGCTTGCATATTTCTTACTAGCTGCCATTTTGTCACATCCTTTCATTAGAATTTTTAAATTTTAGTATTAAAAAAAGACCCATAAAAATAGGTCTTATTTTTCCTCTTTGAGATTTTTCAAATATGAATCTTCTTTAAAGTCACTACCTTCAGTTCCCCAGACGCTGGCATTAAGAGCCATGATTTGATAATTTCTATCAATTAAGATTCTTTGAAAATTATCATATAATTGAGGAATTGTTAACTGCCCTACGTTAGTAAAATTAATACTTGGGTGGTACGCACATACAACAGAGATAATATTACCGATATCATATTTAGGATCTTGCTTATCTAAGTTTTTCCCACGAGTACGTTTAGCTTTTGCCTTATCACGTCTACGCTGCATTTGGATAACAACAGGATCTTTTTGCTTTGATAATTCTTCGGATACTGTGCGTTCATTATTGATATTTGAAATTTGCATCAGAATATGTAATACATCATCAAAGATGTCTCGATCAATAACTCCAACAACTTGTGATTCAACTTCACCAGTTTCTTCGTTCTCGTGCGTTCTTAAGATCTCAAATCTTTTCGCTCTTAATCTATACACAACATCTTCAACAAAATAAAAGCAAAATGCTCTCACATAAATTCGTATAACATCTGTGTTTTCTGATACTAAATCAAATAATTTAACATCTGTTCGTTCTTCATAAGGTAATGCTAAAAAAGCATCATATTTATCTGGCAGGAGAGCAGAGTAGTAGCTGTCTACTGTCAATGTCATATAGCTGGCATATTGCATCCATAATCCCTCGCCAATTCTCCTACGATCACTGATTTTAGGTGGCTGAATATGCCCAATTCCAACAGGTATTGGTTCGCTTGACAGTAGCTGTGAATAAGTAAGTTTTACGTCACTCACTTACAAAGCAACTCCATATTTATATCATCAATCCGATACACCATTGTCCTGCCATAAAAGTTAGTGTTCGGCTTAAAAGACTGTAACTGGCTTGTACGAGTGTCTAATCTCATAGCCCCGATACCAAATGAGTCTTTTATTGATTCGTCAGTTAAGGCAAGATTGATTGCTTGACAAATCATATCTAAACGATTGCCAGCGTATCCTTTTTTACGCCATTCTGACTTTTCATCATCATCTAGTTTGATAACATCTCTATGACATATAACATTGATAACCAACGTATAATCAATAATAGATGTTGATGTACTAGGATATGTTTCCATTAAGATAATAGATCGTGTATCTGTAATGGTTTCATCCATATATGGGACATCTTTGCAATGTCCTAATAAACGATTGTCTTTTACTTGCCCATGTATATTTTCGCCAATTTTGCATCCAAACCAATTATCCTCGAAAGAATAATCCTCATCATCAAGATATGGCATGGCAAGAGTGTTAACATCATCATTTGTCATTAAAATATTTCCTACGGCTTCTTTGATCAATCCAAGCGAAACCAGAGGATTTTCCATCATTTTTTCTGTTTTCGTCATTGAATTTCACCTATGTAAGACTTTCTATAGTTATTTCAATAGAAGCAGTAGAAGAAGTTCCATCTTTTGCAGATAATTTCAAGATGATTTTCTGATCAACTAATGCAGAATTTGACACAGAGATTCCAATGTTTGAACCAGTTTTTTCTATATTAATGGAGTCTTTTGATTCACATTCAATATCCCACTGAGGATCTTTCGTAATTACGTTCCCATCTAAGTCTTTAAAAGAAGCGGTAAATGTCGATTTCTTTCCTACAAAAACTTTCTTGTATCTATACTTAATGGTAGCAGTACATGTCTGTTCTACAGTTGGAACATCTGGCTGTTCTGGTTTCTCTGGCTGCGTTGGTTCAGGATCTTTTTTGGGCTCAAAGTAATCACATAATCGCAAGTCTTTTCTGTCTTTCGCTGGGTTAAATTCATCTTTATCAACGATAAAAGATAATACACCACCATGTTCAGTACCAAAATGATATAAAACATTATCATCACGAGTGAATGTAAATACGTCATTTGGAACTTCACGAATATCAAGAAATACTCTTTTTCCATCAAGCCCAAGAGTATCATCGTCTTGCGGTACAATTACCGTATAGTTATTTGACCCAATAAATATAATATTGTTACCTGTTTTACCAACATCATATTTAGATGCCGATTGATAATAAGCCCATCTTTCATGGATATTACCGTCTGCATCTTGCCATTTTACAGTAGACTGACACAACTTCATTGTTGTTTTTTCAAATACACCACATTGTCCAGGTCTTCCGTCTATGATCCAGTAATTATTCTCAAAATATACATACATTCCTGCTTTGGAAGTATTACATGGGAATAATACAGTTCTCTGCATAGTTTTTAATGCGGTATCAGAATCATTATCTTGAACCACACATCGGATAGTCGTTCTTTCTGATAAATCAGAGTTACATAATTCAACCGTAGAAGCAATGTCTGTATCTAGAATTTCTGCAAATTCATCATCTTTATAATCGTTATATGCATCATTTTCATAACCGCCTGTTAAGTTAGGTCGTGTATTAGGTGTTATTAAATACCAATCTTGCATTTATCGCACCTCCTATGTGTAAGCGGTAGGTTTCTGATTGTTTGTCATTTTTTCAGCATTATATTTAATAGCATCAAGCTCATTCTTTGCTGAAGTTTTTGACCCATTATTTCCATCAATACTTAATTCTTTTGTTACAATACTAACTCGTTTATTTACAAGAGAGTAGTAACGCTCCTGGTAATATTGATGCATATATTCTGCCATTGTATCTATGACATATTGACCAAGATCTTCTGAAAATTCTTTTGTTTCTACATCAAATGTAAGATCATCAATTTCCATAGAATATCTTGCAATTGCCTTTATTAGCCATTGAAAAACTAAAGAGTCTGGCAGAGGCGTTTTATCTGCAAACGTAGATTCAAAACTTTGAATTACATCATCTGCGGTTGTCATTATAATCACCTACATCCTATTTCATTTTGTGTCCTGTATAGTTTTCAATGAATCGAATTTTTTCGTAATCGTTATAATTACCTTTTTTAATCATCATCATGACAGCTGACTTTTCAGCACTTGTGACAATATACTCAGAAACTTTATCTTTAAATGTCTTTGACATACCCTTATAGGAAAATAATTTTGCCACTAATTCAGGTGTTAAAATCTTCTGAACTTTCTTTTCTTTTTTATTGTCAAAGTCTAACTCTTCACGAGTAGCAGCGTCTTCAATATATAATGTTGCATGGGAGCCAACGCCATCAATTCCAGTAAAAAGCATATTACCGTTCTGTACCTGAGAAATTACTTCTCCACGAGACAAACGAGTAGTACCATTTGGTGTGATTGTTACATCACCTGTAGATTCAATTCTCTGAAATCCAGTTGTCCAATTAGCAAGACTGCGTACTGTAATTTTTGTTTCCATGCTTAACTCTTTTACAACTTCTGTATTTTCCATCTCTTTCAATTACTTATCCTTTCACAACTAATTATCGTTTACTTGAATTTGTATTTTACAGAATTATACAATTCAATCTTTTCATCTAAATCTTTCGACTTTTGGAATGTCCAATAACGTACACCAGTATTTTTGTTGATGTTAGAAGAAATATAACTTTCGCCTAACCCCATTAAAAAATAGTGTAGTTTTTTGGAATAGCAAAAGTAAATATCGTTCATGATCTATGTCCTCTATTTAACTAATTAATTGCAAAGATATACAGAATTACCATATATCTTTGCAAATAAAAAAGACCCATAAGGTCTACATTTCTTCAACTATTTACGAATTCTAGTAAGTACCAAGTTCTGTTGACAGTTTCTTGTCTCCAAGTAAACCAATCATATATTCTCTTCCTGGAGCAACTAAAGCACCAACTTCAAGGTCATATCTTGTGATTAACTGACCTGTTGATACATCTGTTCCAGAAATAGATGTTAATCCACCTCTTGTCACTGTATAGATTGGAGACTGTCCACCAGCAGGAATTACATATCCAAGTCCCTGTGGTAATACTGTCTGGAAGTCTGTTCCATCTGCATTCATCAGAGAAGTATCATATGGGTTTGGTAATTCAGAAACAACTGCACCATTGTACATTCCCATTAATCCTGTATCGTGGATTTCTTTCATAACGGCTTCAGAGATACCTGTAACAGCAGGTGTTGTTCCCTGATATCCTGCGAATGCATTAAGCTGAGAAACTAAAGCATAATCACCAGTGATAGTTGGTTTTCCAAAACGTCTTACAGGTGTGATAACTCCATCAACACCAGTTTTTGTTAATCCGTCTCCCTCGAAGAAGTATTTAACTCCATCTGCATGTTTGATTGCTTTGTAGATTGTTTCTACAACATAAGCAGCAGCTTTGTTTCTGATTTGAATAGCGATCTGATTCTTTAACTCGTTTTCATCGCTCATGTCACCAGTAGCAGCTTTTCTATAATCTACTGCATAACCAGCAGAAATAGCTACTGTAGCGATAGGTGTTCTTTTCTTTCTGATTACTGGGAAGTTAACATCTTGACCTAAAGCCTGTTTGTTTGCTGGGTTTCCAACAAATTCTGGGATTTCAACTTCGCAAGAATCGTTATATCCGATTGCTTTATAATTTCCATAGATGCTTAATAATTTAGCTTCTTGAAGAATCTGAGGTTCCATTGAGAAACGTCTGATTTCGTTTAATTCAGAAACTGCGGATAAATCCCCAGCAGAAGCTTTACTATTTAACTCTTTAATATAGTTAGCAGCCTGATCTGCTTTTTTCCCGAAACGTTTTAAGTCTTTTCCATCTCTCATTGCAGAGAAAATTTCTACTACAGGAGATTTTGTAGACACACGACCGCTTGCAAAGTTTGCATCCTTACGTTCGTTGTTTAATTCAAATGTATACATTTATACTATCCTCCTTTTTAAATTAACTATTTTGATACTGACTGTGTAGCTGGAGCAGAAGCAGCAACTCTTACAACAATACCTTTGTGATTTCCAATGATTTCAGTTACTTCTACATATGGTGCAGCAGTAGCTCCCTTAACAAGATCACCCGTTGCTGTAGATTTTAACTTATCACCTTTAGCCACCCCAGTAGGAATCTGTTTTCCATAAATTTCAAGTTCTTTTCCGTCTAATTTATCAAGATCTAAAACTCTTAAATCTGATCCTTTTGCGATAAAGTATCTGTCTAAACCTTCGTCGTCACCAACTTCAATATTCATTACTACCTGTTTAGCGTTAGCGGCTAAAGCAAATGTACCTTCTGTTACTGTTCCAAAATCGCCATTATAAACATCTGTTCCTGCAACAGCTTTTACATATGGGTATAATTTCTCGATTTCAGAGATATTGCGGAATTTAATCATTTTTATCTATCCTCCTTATTAAAAAATACTTACATCTTCGTCATCATCAACAACTTCGATAGATTCACATACCTCAGAAAAAATATCTTCAACTTTTTCTGAATTTGTTTCTGCTGTAGGCTCTGTGGCAGATGCCTGCTTCTCAGCTGCTTTCTGCTGTGCTACAATATTCATGCAAATCTTAGATTTGATAGAGTTAACTTCAGAAGCAATTTCGTTTAACTCGTCAATATTTTCGCAAGAGTTAATATCAGATTTTAATTTGTCGATATCTTCTTTTGCGACAGCTTTTTCGTCTTCATTGAACTCGCTTAAAGCTTCGTCAACTTCACCTAATTTTTCTGCAACTTTAGCTTTTGCAATTTCTTTTCTAAGAATTTCGATCTGTTCCCATGCTGTCTCATTCTCTGTCTTTGTGTCTTCAAGAGCTTTCTGTAATTTTTCGACACTTGCATTAAGTTCGGAAATCTTTACATCCTTTTCTGCGATAACAGAATCTTTCTGCTCAATCACGGAATTCTGCTCAGAAATTTTCTCTTCTAATGCAGATTCTTTAGAATTGATTTCAGAAATTGTTTCTTTGATAGCAGAAGTGATTTCTTTCATATCAATTGTTCCGTCCATTTTCTGTTTGTCCTCCTTGTTTTGATTTTCGTTTAATTCCAATACAATAGAAGAGGTATCAGCTGGGTTCATTACCATATCCCAACCAGAGTGAATGAATTCAACAGGAATTCTCCCTGTTTCTCTCCATCCATTCATATAAACAATTCCTGTATTACCTTTTGCTTTGAAAATTTCTACGCTACCTTCTACGGCAACGCCATTGTTAAGATCTTCTTCAAGATTTGCAACGAATTCTGGATAACACATTTCATCAAGATATCCTTCACCGCATACACATCTCTTTGTTTCACCTTCGTAATCAATGTCGTCAATATAGCCTCTTGTAAAATGTCCAACAACACTTGCATTTCTAAATGTTATTAAGCCATCTTCGTTGACACCAGTTTCTCCGTGACCGCAGATTATTGTTCTGTTTTCATCTAAAAATTCAACACGAACGCTCATGTCTGTGATACTGCCGAGTTGTGGCGCACAATATTCCTCTAAAAAGGTAATTCCATTTTTGTTATATTTTGTTCCGATACCATTTTCTACTGATTCAGGAGGCTGTAATTCGTACAATACGGCTTTAAATGGTCTGCGCCCATTTTTGTATTTCTTTTCAGATAACTCTACGATTGCCATGTTGTATCCTCCTTTAAAAAGTTTTGTATAACAAAAAAGCCGATTAAATAAAATCGACCTTTCATTATTGATATTTATTTAGAGTCACTTGGACTTGGGATATTGTTCCCATTATTATTTCTACTTCGAATTGTATTTTCGGTAGGGTTGTCCGTAGTTGGACGACCGCCTTGATCATTTGTATTATTTGAAGAATTAGTATAGGCGGTCATATGTGGTAAATATTTTTGATATACACCATCTTCGATTTCTTCATCTAATACATTAAAATATGCTTCTGGGTTAATTCCTGCACTAGCAACAAGATAAGATAAGGAACCGCTTGCCTCTGAATATAATGTTTTGCACATATCAAAGAATGTCTTGCGATTTACAAAAGAAGTAGGGAAGTAGTAAACTTCCACTGGATTGTTTTGATCTTTAATGACATTTTTGTTAATGACGTAATTTAATTCTTTTTGCCATTCATACACCCATGTATATACTTGGGCGGTGATCATTTCGAGGTTATTCGCTCCAGCTCCAAAATTACCTGATTCCATTGCACCAAGTAAAGAAGCGCAAATACCTAAATCCAAAGAGATTTGATTGCTAAGATTTGATTCATTTTTATCATTAAAAATATCTGTAGAAACATCTAAAGAATTGATCTTTGTTCCTGCGGCAACGCTAATGAAACTTAATCCACCTTTGTTGTTTTTGTTAACTACAGCGGTTTTAACATCATTATGTTGGGCTTCCTGTTGCTTTTTGGTTAAAGCACAAAGTCCTTTTTCTTTCCCTTCTGGGAATGTCTGATAGACAACTTTATTGTTCATGTCATCCAAAACATTTCGTTTTGTGTCTGTAAAATAATCTTTATATAGTACATCCTCAAGAGCAGCAATAACCAATGATCTTCCCCAAGGTTCTGAGTCTTTGCATTTGATTTTTCTACACATTGTTTTATCCGAATTTAATATTAACCAATTGCCGTTTACGCCATTACTTTTCTTGCGATCGTAATACCCTTTCCTGATTTCTTCTGGATACTTTTTAAGTTTTCTTTCCCGTGTATCGTCTGTGAAATCATCAAAATATCTCAAGTCAAAACCAACAACAAATCGCCCATTTTTCTTACCAACAATTTTACAATACTGCCAAGGCAAAGAAATAATAGAGACATTGACACCGATGTCATTTATCTCCATAATACGCTCAACATCAAAATCATTCATGTATTTTGTATGATCAATATCGGATGGTCTTACTTTGGTTTCGAAGTAATAAAACGCAATTCCGTCTAACATCTCGGTATGTAATGCATCTCTAATGAAATGTTTGTCGTCGATTGTCTCAAGGGTAGAGCGCATTAAGCGTTTATTATTTTTTGCCTTGTTGTTATTTTTCTTTTTTGCTTTCGATTTATTGATTAATATACTATCAAGACATGGCAATGCAACCATATAGTCAACAGAATTTGTAACAACTCCGTTTTTTGTATACACAAAATTTGACAATCTAATGGCGGTTTCGTGGTTTTCAATTGGATTTCTTAAAACACTGCGTATTTCTTCTTTATTAAAATAATCATAAACACCACATTGAAAGATAGCGTTAAATATATCTGTTGTTGTATATTGATAACTGTTGTATTCATATGTAGTGTCTTGCTTTACATTTTCTTCCATTTTCCCTCCTTCCATTAGTTTACAAATGTTGCGTATCCGTATTCTTCATCTGTAGTTGCCATATCTAATTCCAACTGGTCTATAAAATATGACCCGTAACTACATGAAGAATATCTATCTTTTCGGTTATTTCCACGTTCCTTAATTCGGATACCACCTGTGGTTAGTTTTTCATATTGTAATTCTGCACATTCACTAACAAGTGCCTGAGTCTCTAAGAATGGTCGCTCAAAGTCAAATACATCATCGACTTCAATAGCCTGTCTGTACTCTTTGTTCTTAGAAAGAATTTCCTCTTTTGCGGTTTCAAAATTAACAAGAAAATCAATCTTTCCTTCGACCAGATTCTTTCTGAAGTTCATAGCAATATCACTGTTCAGGTTTTGTGTACCATTGATAGCATAGATGCATGGTTTTGCGTCTGGATCTTGACACAATCTACCGTATTCATCGTTGTTCATACATTTTAATGGGGCGTATTCAACACTGCGATCTTCATCGTATAGAACTTTTTGTAAAGAATACAGAATTTGCAAACCTCCGTTACGCACATCAATTACTATATAATCAGCGTTAAAATCTTCATATAACTGACGTATTCTAATTGCCTGTTTCGTTGTATCACCTATCTGGTTAGATTCTATATAAGGGAATTGTCTACGATATCCTTGTTCCATTTGCTTATCGCCATACGTCATTGTTTCTGGGATAGCACGAATACAAGAATAAACTGAATTGTCGTTCTGAGAACCTGCTACGAATGCAATATCGCCTGCGATAACTCTTACCTCATTGTCACGTTTAGGGATTGCATAGCGGTTTTTCTTATTGATTTGAACATCCAAATTATTTCTTGGATAAAAGACTTGTTTTGAAATTTGCCGATTCATCAGCATAGAATATGTAAAATATGCAGAATCAGATTCTTTGATTCTAAGGTTTAAGAACTCTACCTTCCAACTGGTAGGATCTTGCTTTTTCTTTTCTTTGATCAACTGTTGTCTTGTTTTGAATCCATGTTTTAGGCATATGCTTTCGTCGAATGCTAATAGCATACCCTTCCCATGTTTTAACATTAATTCATAATTCATGTCTACAATTGTCCACATCCAATGTGTAGGGTCTTGCCAAGATGAGCTAATATAGATATCAACAGGATCTTCTTGCAAGATTTTCGCTAAAACTGGATCATCTTTATATTGTGGAAGCTGTATATAACCTGGCTGACGTACCATCTGAAATGGAGAAATGACATTATCTTCAATGTTTTTCTTAATCTGTCTAAACTCTTCTCTAATAGCAACATTTGAACGAATACCACGGGCGTTATCATTCGCTGTGAACACTTTAATTGTAGATCCACTACGGAATTTAACAACAACGTCTTGTCCATTGGTCTTAACGTATTCAATTTCTGCTCTTAAAACAGCGGATTTCTCCATTAATTCACCTTGAATTTTTTCAGTAATAATCAATTTACTCTGTCCACGAGTAGCAGAACCAATAACAACTTTTGATCCTGGATAAAGAATTGCTCTACAACATGCATATAAGGCAATTAAGAATGATTTTGCATCATTACGTGCTGCAACAATACAAATTGAGTTAGAAACACCCATATAATATAGTGATAACTGTTGATATGGATATATTGGAATTTCTAAGTAATCTTGCACAAATCTGTGTAAATTTTTCCTAAAAAACGTACACCATGCTAGTGTATGCATAACATTTGTTGGATTACTTAAATAATGCGTAGATGGGAATTTTTTATACAATTCCTTTTGATATTCATCGGCAGGAAACTGTTCAATCATTTTACTAAGACGTCTGGCAGCAGTCTTTTTACTTACTTGTTTATTCATCGTCTAAATCCTCATCATCAGGAATAAAATATTCCTTATCTCTATCAGAAGATCCATATTGTAAATTTCTTAATGGACGTAACATAAATCTGTCCACATAGTCTGCCAAGTCATCATAGTCTTCATATAATGGTTTATCTTTGTAAAATTCTTCGGGCGTATATTTTGATATAGTAGCCAATGTTACTCCAAGAGTGGTGTTCTGACTTTCATCTTTTTCTTCGACTGTTTTTAGACCTGCATCGTTGAATGTTTTAGAATACTGACTGCTAAGGTCGATATATTTCTTTGAATCACCTGCTTGTAAAGCACGTATTTGCAACATATATAAATTACATAATGATTTTACGAAGATTTCTTGGTTTTGGTCAATGTTTGGATTATTGTCTTTTAGCATATTATAATGTTCATCCAGATTCTTATAATCCGCCTGTGTAAATCCAGCTCCCCATCTCTTAGTAGCTGAACCAGAAATAGATATGTTATCATCATTTACAGCTTGTTCTGCACTCATAACATGATCATATCCATCTTCATAAAATTTCGTCTTCATTCCATCAAGATATGTATTACCAACCTTTGTTGTCTGATGAAGATTACGCTTTGAAAGATATTGTGAAAATGTAATTGGTTGATTTTCAACCTTTGCATTTTTGTATGCGTCAACATGAAACACTACATCAAATTGCTGACACACATGCTTAATTGCGTGGACTTCATTTCCATTGTAGTAATTAATCAACTTCTGTAGATATAAGTCCATACAATCATTACAGATATTGATATACCCATCATTACTCTGGTATAAAGGAGAAGGAGATTTAGCGAAATGGTTTCTCTGATTATCCCAACTCTTACCACAGCATGTGCATTTATATTTTTTATCTACCCTAGTAGATCGCCTTGGCATCTCAAATTGCACGTCTCTATTAATGTACATTGGGGCTTTTACCAATTCTTCTGGCGTTAATTCTCTTGCCATAAGTCCCTCCTTTCCTTATATAATAGAAGAACAGTAGATGATATCATTCACCTACTGCATATAATTCATAATATTAAAATCTCCAAAGATCCTTTAACAGATATTCGAAAGTCAACATAGTTGGCAAAACTTCAAAATGTTTATCTTCCATAATTTTAGCAACGATATCCAAGTCAGATACATCTTCTTTGCTGATCGGAATATCATCTTCATCTTCATATCCAAAAAGCCAGATATCAGAATCAGAGTAGAAGTTTAATACAAAATCTACAATATCCTGAGTAACCTCTTCTTGATATAAATAAATGGAAGTTCCCTGTAAAGAATCATTATATTTATCATATAAGAAAACTCTCAGACTTCCATCATCAAACATTTCAAGACAATATGTGGCATCGTCTTTTTCCATATTAATCTTATGTGGAGCATAGTCAAGTTCTGACATTGCAATGGACAATATATAACGAATTGTCTCAGCGTTTGCAATGATATCTACACAATTATCTCCATCGACCAACTGATCGTTAACTGTAAATAAAAGCTCAATTTGGTCTTCGAAATCTGTAATATTCAAGTCCTCATACTTGTTATATTTATCTTTATAAGAAATAATAATCACTCCAATCTTATTTGTTTACTGCATCTTTTAATGAAGCAGAGATTTTGAATTTTGGAGCTTTCTTAGCAGGAACATTGATTGTTTCACCTGTTCTTGGATTTCTTGCAACATGAGCTGGTTTATCTTCAACAGTAAATGTTCCAAGACCCATTAAGCGAACACCGTCTCCAGACACAATAGCTTCAACGATGCATTCAACAACTCTATCTAATTCTTCTTTTGCCTCGATCTGAGTTACTTTGCGTCCTTCTGTTGCTGTTTTCTTTGTTACAATACTTTTAATTAAATCTTTTGATGTTGTCATAGTTTAATTCTCCTTTTTTAATTAATGTTTTATTTTTGACTAATTTCTACGATTTCTCTAAAGAGAGTAGCCGTAAATTGTTGATAATTAAAATGTTAATTCGTTTAACATTTTTGTTCTTTCTGCCAACATGCCATCTCTGCTCATATAAGACATAAGCGGAGTACAAGTTGGATATTTAATATCAAATACAGTTATCAAAAATTCTAACCGTTGTCTTAATGGCATATCTGTTCCTAAATACAAAATATCTTGTTCTTGTAAAAATTCCAGACGCTCATTATAATCTTTTTCCAAACTATCTCTAGTTAATTCATTTGTTTGGATCATAAGATAATTCCTAATATCCTGTGCTTTTGCACCAGTTGCAATAACATTTAGGAAATTTGCTTCTCTAGCAAAATCATATTTATCACCATAACGACCGCATTTCCTAAAAATATTTTGAGATAATGCTTCACATAGTGGTTTATAATTTGATCGTTCAGAAATACGTATTTCCCACCATTCTTTATTATTTGCAACAATATCTCTCATCAACATGAAATAACGACGAACAATTTCACCTGTTTCTGTACGCTCTACCATAGCAAGAGATTCTGCCATGTATATCGTCAATATATACTCCGTTGTATAAAAATACCCATTATTTACGGCTTTCCGTTTTTGACAAGCCGTAACAAAGTCAGTATTTTCTTGAAATTTATATGTATTGATACGACGTTTTATCCATTTAGAATAATTTGCTTTAACTTCTAGTTGTTCGTGTAATGTTCGTGCGTCAACACAGAATCCTTTAACTTCCATATTTTCAATTAAAACTGGAAGTTTCTTTTGGTATTTCATTACCAATTTAATTTCGTCATCAGTACAACCTAAGCGTTGCAGTTCTTTCTTAGTAAAATATTTTGCCAAGAATTCCTCCTTACAATAGAAGAAGTAGGAAAACAGCCTACTTGATAACGACAAATCAAAGTACAATTGAAAGCCGTATATTTATAGAAGTGGAGCAGAAGAAGTAATATCATCTGCTCATAATAGGCAGTCTGTCCGACCTGTTTTGAGAGATTGATCCTAAAAATGACTGCCGAATTGCTAATTTAACTGTATCTTGAATGATGCTGTATGTCCTTCACGTTCTGTGAACTCAAATAACTTGCAAGCACTCTTTGACCCTTTAAAAATACTGTCTGCATAAGGATCGCTACCTACAAAACTTGGGCACACTAAAATTTCCTTATCGCATGTAATACCTTCGCTGAGAGATTTTTCAAGCATTCCATGGTAATGACCAACCAATAAGAAGTCAATATCTTCGTTATAAATAGACTCCATATTTTGAATGGCACTATCAATTCCTCTTAAGGTATGTCCATGCATTGCAACCATATTAAAGCCAGCGATAGGAATGTGGATACAATCAGATTCCAGATCAAGATGGACTTCAACACGATCATTATTTGCCAAACATTCATTGATGTAATTTCCAATAATATACTCAAAGTCTTCCGCACATAATTCAGAAGCTCTTGTTCCTATAGGTCGTGTTTGACTGTGATTGCTTCGACCTACACAATAATATTCAATTTCAACATATTTGGATAATTCATTTAAGAAATGTGAAATGATTTTTGAGATATCAACAACTGCTTTGACAACGGCAGAGTCGTTTAATTTGACGTCAGTAAGACGTAAGATACCCTGAATGTCATCACCTAATGTGACGACTTTGAGTTTAGAAATACCAAGTCTATGTATCAGCACAATGGTCTTAGATAATAATTTTTGAAATCTTTCAATGCAAATTTCTGGAGAGTATTCATTATTAACACTCTTAAATACTGCATTGTAATGAATATCTGCAATAGAAAGCACATATCCTTTAGATTTATCTTCAACTCTCAGAGGTTTAAAGTGTGGGTTTGGTAGCATCTGAATTGCTTCAGCCACATATTCATTGAATAGTTCAAAACGACTTTCTTGGCGAGAAATACGATTTCTCTCTAAATTAACTGTCTGTAATTTCTGTCGTTCCTTACGAATTTTTTCATATAATAACTGATCTTCAGATTTTTCATCATTACCAGATTTTTGCTTGCTGCGAAAATAAGCATCTCTGAATCTACCACCAAATGGAGTAGAAGAGGACTTGCGAATTGTATCGCTTGCACATTGTACATGATATTTTTCTTTAATTTCCTGCCAGTCGATATCAACTACACCGTCAAGTTTTGAATCAATATCTGCACAGACAGCCTCATATGTTTCTGGAGTTAATCCGATTTTTGCTAATTCTTGTTCAAAATTAATACTGATAAATCTTCACTCCAATCTATTCTTCATCAGAAGGTACGTTTAATTCCAGATCTTCGTCAGTCTTTTCTTTCATCTGAAATTCACCATATTTTCCATCAAAGTCTTTTAATAAATCTTTGAAAGATACATTTCCTTCTTCTGTTTCAATAACTCCTTTTTCGATGTCTACATAACCTGCCGCCTTAACTGTGACAGTAGTAGATTTTTTATAAGATAAAGCTTTAGCCATATTTATTCTCCTTTAAACTAATGTGAATTTTTTTAATTATTTGTGAAATACCTCTACACACTTGATTAAAAATGTGTTATAGTGTAAATAGAGGGAGTTTAAGAATTTTTATGAATAAAAAATTAAATGATTTCGTCTACAATTCCAAGGCGAAGCATTTCATCTGCATCAAGCCATAATTCCTGACGATATACTTTTTCGTACATTTCTTCATCAATATTAGAATGTGAAAGTACATACTGTTTAATTTTCTCTTCGTATTTCTGCGAAAAATTAAATAAATCTCTTACAGCATGAGCTGTTCCGCTAACAGATTCTGATCCACTATGAAGTAAACCTACGCTAAATGGATGACATACGGTTTTTACATTTGGATTATTATGTCCTGCCATAGCAATATGTAGCCCCATACTGGCTGCCATACTCATAATGTGAATCGTAAGTGGAGTTTTAACCTTTTCAATAACATCAACAAGATTAAATCCTCTATATACGTCGCCACCAGGTGAATCAAGAATAATTGTAATATGTTCTCCAGAACCATCATTATCCATCTCAATAAGTGGGAGAACAGCACTTTCAAGGATGGTATCGCAAATGGCTTCATTTACAATAATTCTGCGCTGCTGTAAATTTACATAATACTGATAATCTACTACATCTGGCAGTCCACCGCCAAATTGTTTTAGTAAATCTTTAATTGGAAGTTCGAATTCTATATTCAACAGTCCTTTCTATAATGAAATTTTCAAACTTGAATTTGCAATAATAACTCGTGTACTTTTGCATTTCTTTTCAAGTTCAGAAGTTAATTTCTCTTTTAATGTTAACTTTGCTTTTTCTGATCCATGATGTAATACAATTCGATTTGTGTTAATAGAAGAGTAGTAATCAAGAAGTTGGCAGAATGGAGCATGTCCACTAAGAGATTTGAGTGAGAAACTTGCACATCTACAAGTATATTGTTTATTATCTATAGAGATAGATTTAACATTTTTGTCTTTAAGTAATGCAGCTAAACTTCCTGGTGTACTGAATCCTACAAATAGAACAGTAGCATTAGGATTTGGAACTGCTTTTTTCAAATGGTGTCTAATTCTACCATTATTACACATTCCAGACGTAGATAATATTACACATGGTTCATTGCTATGTACCAATGCTTTACTGGATTCTGCGTCACGCACAAATATCAAGTTGTCCCAATTTAGGACTTCATCAAACAATTTTAATTCATCGCCAGATAAGATTTTGCGATATTCGTTGAAAATATCAATTCCTAACGGTGTATCAATATATACTTTATAAGGAAAATCATAATCTTTCATGACCTGATAAATCATTGTTGTGAGAAACTGAAGTCTGTGATTTGCGAAAGTTGGTATAATGACTTGTCCATGCATTTCGCATACCTGTTGTGTGATAATAGAAAATAATTTTTCGATATCATTATTTCTTTCTTTTTGTCCAGTTTTTAAATCTGGGCGATCGCCATAAGTTGATTCCCCGATAACAAGATCTGCATGATCAATAGGAGTAAACTTATTGACATAATAATTATGTACTTTAGAATTTCCAATATCTCCTGTAACAAGAAGTGTTTTTTCTACATTGTTTTGCTTTAAATAAAGCAGAACTTGTACACTGCCAGGTAGATGTCCGTTTGGAATAAGTTTAAATGCTAAAGTCTCATCAGCAACAACCTTTTCCATAACTGGATATTCGGACATATGTCTTATAGATGTTTCTACGTCATCAATCGTATACAGAGGTTCATAATTTTTACCATGTTGGTTATTGATTAATTCAACATCTCTATCTATAATAAACGCAGAATCTTGAAGCATTCTATACATAATCTGTTTATTGTTTTCGGCAACAATAATTTTTGCAGAACAACCCTCTTTATACAATCTGGGAATTATCCCCAAATGATCTTGGTGGCTGTGATCTACAAAGATATAATCAATATCTTTTGGCTTAAATTCTTTGAATCTTCTCTTATTTACAAGAAAATCATCGTATTTGCTATTGGACTGATGTAAGCCAGCATCAATCAAAATGTTGTGAGTATCTGTTTTTACATAAACCATAGAACCAGTAACATCCATGGCAGCAGGTTCATCTACAAATGATACTCTGATATTATTTTGTTTTTTCTTCATAGAGAACACCTATCTTTCTCTATACTTCTTTAGAGCTTTCATTACGCTTCTTTTCTCACTTGCATAGTAAGTAGGATGTCCAGAATACGTCTGATGAATATCAGATTTGTCTTTGAATCCTTTTGAGCGAAGATAGAAAGCTTCATTTTTGGTGATCTTAATTATAGAAGATCCCTCCATTTCATAAAATATTTCCAGTTATGCTTGACGCTGCATATAGCAGTCGTCGTACATATTTACTGGATTTGAAAAAAGCTACCTATGTGACTCGAACACATAACCTGCTGATTACAAATCAGCTGCTCTACCAATTGAGCTAAGGTAGCAGAAAGGAGTAGTGGATGGATATTAATTCATCCACTAGATACTAACAATGAGAAAAATCTTTGTTGAAAAAGAACTGACCACCAAACAGCTCTTTGATTGCACAGGTAGGATTTGAACCTACGTCTCCAGAACCAAATGGAACGAGCGAATTTACCAACTTTTCCACTGTGCAATATTGGTAAGGACATAAATGTCCCTACCAATAAAGGATACTATATGAAAAATAGCAGAAGGTGGATTTGAACCACCGATCTTCAGGGCATGAACCTGACGAGATAACCAAACTTCTCCATTCTGCGACAGGGATAACTGGATTTGAACCAGTGAATACAGCAGTCAAAGTGCTGTGCCTTACCACTTGGCGATACCCCTTAAATGTATTTTAATTTTAAAGCAGGTCTTCACCTTACAGTCATTTGTGGAACAGTTTATTCTGCAACATAGTAGATAAGTCTGAGCTTCGAGGAGCGACCTCTAACTTCTTACCTAAGTCTAAAAAACCAGTTCTATGACATGATCAATACATGCAATGTCAACCCACCGTTCAGAATTAAGTTTTAGAATGTTTTTATAAATTTGAACTTACCCTTAACTGACTTGAGCGACATACCAGCGACTTTTCTTATACACTGTCTTTTGAACAGATTCACATCAAACTACATTATTTGGCTTTTCCACCTTTTACGTACCTGCCAGAGTACGCATTGAAGTGGATTATTCTCCACAGGAGCGTCTATTATTGTAGCGAAAAGTTCTGTGCGTTAACCAGACCAAAATGCTGCACAATATCCATTTGCTTGAGAGTTTCTCTCTTGTCCATATCAGATCACTCCGACATAAAAAGAGACACAAAGAACGTATCCGTACAATGTATCTCTCCAATTCGACATATGTGCCTAGAATATCTCTCGGACTCATGGCATTGAGTTTTATAACCGAGTTGCTTATGTTTAAAATACAAACTCTCGTAGAAGGATTTGAACCTCCGACATGATGGTTAACAGCCATCCGCTCTACCAGTTGAGCTATACGAGAATATAATTCCTACAGCTGGATTCGAACCAGCGACTTTCATCTAATGTTATCCTTGCTGTGATGACCCTCTGCCAACTGAGGTATATAGGAAAACTGACACGACAGGAATCGAACCTGCAACACCAACGTCCGTAGCGTTGTGCTCTGTCCAATTGAGCTACATGTCAATAACGAATATGTATTTGCCTCTCATACGTACACACTGGCGAGACAATACATATTTCTAAAAAGCAACAGTGTGTAAGTATTGCTTTTCTAGGGCGAACTGAAGTGATGAACTCCATCAGAATATCAGAAGAGGTATACATTCCAATATCCACCAACTATCAGGGTGTTCGCATATTTTTTGGTTAATCTATCGTATAGTTACTAACCTAATCATCCCTGTTGAGGGAATCGAACCCACTCGTGACCGAAGCCGCAAAATTTACAGTTTTGCCTGTCTCCTTAGCAGTATAAACAGGGATATTAGCCCACAAGTCCGAAGAACATTGTAGGACAAACATCACACCAACGAGAGTCGAACTCGTATTGCATCCGTGAAAGGGATGTGTCCTAAAACCATTTAGACGATGGTGCGATTTAGCGTACGGACTGGGCTACGACCCCAGGATACGCATATTCGTACGTATACAGGATTAGCAATCCTGCGCATTAAACCAGCTCTGCCACCCGTACATTCTGTATCTGTATTAATTTCAACAAAACTAACACAAATTTTAGTGAGTGATTCCTCCTCACTTTTGGCATACTTATCCATACAATAAGCGAAATATAACATTTCCAGAATATGCCATACACTTAATTGTCTGACACTCCAACAGCTAAAGCACGTTGGGTTCTTATATACATTCACTTCCAAATATACTCGAAAGCATATGAGACTAATGAACTTCTATAAGACTTTCACTACCAAAGATACCATTGTATCCATTAGCAATAGCATAAGGCTCATGTCAAAACCTATTTGTATATTTTCTTTTTCAAATTGCGATACTACTTAAATTCTTCTTACCAGTTAGTCTGTCTACTTCTAAATTATGAAGTCGATAGAAATTTTCAAATCTATCATTACACTTATCAATATCAAAACTTTTAAAGTCATCACTTATATTCATTATTAAGAAAGCGCTGTACATATCCCTTTGAATTTTTATACCATCGAAATCATTCCATCTTTGTGATAAAGTTTTCTTTGTATATGTTTTATCAAAATGATTAAACTGACTTGCTTTCGCTTCAAATGTGTTTATTTCTATTAATTTCTCGCCAAAATAATTTAGTTTTCTATCTGTTATTGTTAATAACATAGATGGCGCTTTGTTTGCTAATGATTTACCGAAACGTTTCTTTTTCTTGTACTTTCCTTTATCATTCTTTTTAGTATTTTTAGCACGTTTCTGAAGTCCTGCAAAATTCATTTTCTCAACATATACTTTATTTCCAAGAGATATAATATAGTTTGCTAAACACTCATGCTGATACTTTCTTATATCTGCTTGCTTTCTATATAATTCCTTTAATTCATTTTGATATTTAATATAGTGATTTGATTTGTTCCATCTGACTTTCTTATTTCCTTGTTTTTTAATAGTTCCATCTTCATTATAATTATCTTGATTAGTAGCTCGTCTTGACCTATCCATCTTTCTCAGAATTTTCTGTTTCTGGTTTTCAATATTCTGGACTCTATCAGCAAGTTCTAATATTTTTACATCGGATTGGCTTGAAATAGCAATAGTTCTAGTTCCAATATCCAAACCAACATCACCATTACCAATACAATGTTTAATTTCACCAGTTTCAGTATCCACTTTGACAGGTGGATTTCCTTTAAAGACTACTTGAACATAGAATTTATATTTATTTCTTACATATTTCCTAATAATTCTGTTGTAGCAAATATCGCATTGCATAGCCTGATATTCATAATGATTGTTATAATCAATTAAAATTGGAATTTTTAACCCATTCCAAACAAGAGTATCATTAATTATTCTGATTCCTGTTTTGTTAGATTTTCCTTCAAGTGAATTTAATTCACCATATTTCTTCTAATAAACTTTCTTGCCATTTCCATAGAATAATTTATCATAAGATTTCCATAATGCTGTTGCAATCTTTTGAGAAGTAAAAGAATCAATATTATTTTTAAAATGTTTTTGCATTTTCTTTACGTCTTCATGAAATGAATATTCTGACATGTTATATTGTTTTCGCATATCGTTTATTTGTTTCCAAATTTCTTTATCAGACTTTTTATTCTCAGACAACGAAGATAGAAGAGTACGATATCTCTTAGTTTTAATCATTTCCTTATAACGTTTCTGTGTTACATTAACTAAAGAATTATAGATTTTTCTTCCAATCTCAAAACGCTTATTTAAAATATCTTCTTGATATTTTTCCGTTTTTAATGGAAATTCAACAATAAAGTTTGCCATAATATTCACCTCACTTTCTAATATAATATTCTCTTTTTCTAATATCTCTTCTTTTGATTTTCTACATACTTTTTAATTGTTTCGCTACATACATTACCTGCCGTAGAAACAAAATAACTTCTTGTCCATAAACTAGGCATTTTTGATAGTTCTACAAACTCTTCTCTAAGAATTTTACTTGTATATCCTTTTATTTGTCTCATAATGTCTGATGGACTTAACGTAGGTAGACAATTTAAGAACATATGAGTGTGGTCTTTATCACATTCGATTGCAATAATTTCAATTTCTAACTCCTTACATTTTATTTTGACCAGTTCTTTAAAGCGTCTTTCTACATTTGATATTAGAAAAATTTTTCGTCTGTATCTTGGACAAAATATAAAATGATAATTTATCAAAGATACTGTTGTGTTTGTATGTCTATAATTATTTTCCATACATATACTATCATATGTGTATAAAATCAATGGAAACATACACATTAAAATATAAAATAAATGTGCTGTCCATCCCACACCTAAAGGAGTGGGCTTTTCGCACTATTAATTGTAAACGCCAGATTCGTTAACAACCTTCATCGTCTGTGTTCCGCCAAGGGTGCCCTGAATTGGGGCGTCCTTTTTATCTTCGTTATCAACATGGGAAGAAATAGCATTTCGTGCCTTAGAATATCCAAGACATTCTGCAATATCCTTGCCAACAAACCAAGGATCTCCATCAATTGTAAGAGTTCTCACATTACCAAATTCTTCGTTATTGAATGTTGTAATTGCTGTTGTATTCATAATTATTTTCTCCTTTAATATAATGTACAGATGACATTTCGCCACCTGCCAGAATAATAAATGGAGGCTCGGTATTTATCCGAGAAAATATCCATTAGTCGGTGTACACTACTTGATGTGTACATGAGTTACCGACAAATAATTTGCGTATGCACTAAAAGGCGTCCAACACATTTGAAATCAGAGTTATATTACTCCTGTAAATTCTATGGTAAATGTCTATACGCAAGCTCCAAACATACGAGCTTTATACCTCTGTGTTTTGCATGGCGTCCCATGCTCACCAAAATATCTTCATTGATGCCCTATAGGCGATATTTCTTACGTGTGATAAAATTAGCTTTTTGTTACTTTACCACATATACTTTACGGTACTTTTTGCCGAATCTCTTGACCTGTGAGTGAGAAGAGAAGTACATGTCGATATGCTTTCCTCTTACTCCGCCACCAACGTCCTGGGCTATATACCAGTGCCCATTGATTCTAACCTTAGTACCTAATTTAATTTTTCTCCTATCAACAGAAATGGTTCTGCCTTGTTTTGCTCTGCGACCTGAAGCAGTTCGATTTCCCCAACCGCCAGAACATGATCGACAACCGCAGTATGCAGTAATCTTGTATGTTCCCAAACATTTAACTTTTTTATTTTTCGCAGAGACAGCAGTAGAAGTAGTGAATCCTCCGACTGCCAGCAGCATTGCCATAACTAATGTGATAATTGAAATTTTCTTTTTCATGATTTCTCCTTTGGTTGCTTTTCAGTTTCCTCTGGAGGTCTACTATATTAATAGAACAGTTGCAAGTCTCGGATACCATCTCTGATTTTTTGTTTTTGATGACATAGACCTCGGAACTCACGGTGTGAAATTTCTTTAGCTGCAAACAGCGTGAGCATTTACACAAAGTGCAAATTGGTACTTTGAGAGTTTATCTGTTCTGATTAATCTTATCTTTCATGTTCTTCCTATTGTTGTACTTAACAAAAGTCTCGAACACCGCATAAACACTGGGCTTAATGGGTGTTCGAAAATAAAAAGGAGAAGTTTTTTGGCTTTTTTTTACTAAAAATATTTTTCGAATTCGATTTCATATAATAGAACGTCACAAACTCCAGATTTTATTTTTCTATGAAGTTGAATATTATTTACATCATGTAAAAGATTATCATTTATTTTTAATTTAACTAAATTAGAATGATAAAATAAAAATTCAAATAAATATTTTTTTGCTTTTAATTTGTTGGAATCAATGTATTTTACCAATCTGTACATTGTATGTGGATTAATTCTATATTTAGACAATTGTTCAAATATTTTATTTTTTTCATGCAATATCATATTGCATTTAACATCATAAGAATATGTATACTTATCTAATTCCATTATCTGAACAGACGTTGTAAACAAACCCTCGATAGAATTTATAATAAATTTAATTTGATCTTGATATACTAACTTTTTATTATAATCATCTGGCTTAAAAAGTTCAGACAACATGATTTTTTTCTTGGATCGTCTAGCAGGACTAAAATCGTCAATTATTTCTTCAAGATAATCCATGGCAGTATCGCATGATTTATTTATTATATTTTTCTTTTCATCATATCCTTTAATTTTTGAAATAACACCTAAAAAATATGCTTGCATTTTTAGTCCTGTGTCTTTATCAAATTTGATATGTCTGTTTTGGATTTTTTTAATTTCTGCTTTGGAATCAACATCAAATTCTTTTTTTGCCTTGTCAATCTCAATACAAGACATTACGTCTAACTGACAAATATCAAAATATAGTCTTTTAAATTCTTTATCTGTAGTGTATAAATCCTGAAGAGTTTTTTTGCTTTTATTTGCAATATCCCACAATTGACTGTTTAATTGTTGAGATAAATTAATAATTTCTCCGATTAAATTATTACTTGTTCTAATATCCAAATCCGCTTGATCTTCAGGAGTATATTTGCGTTGAACTTTTCTTGCATGAACATTAGAAGTTGGAACTTTAAACACACAATAATTTTTTTTTGCTGCCTTGAGCAGTATTTTATTATTAGTAATCAGCATCTGATCAGAATCAAAATCACAACCGCTAAGTCTTTCAAGAATATTATCGTTTATGGAATTCAGACAAACGATTTCATCGGTTAAATTAAAATACGTCATAATTGAATTAATATGCTTGTTTGTTGCTACAAGAATATTACCAATAGTAACATGTGGGCTTCTACAGCATAATAATTCTTCTTTATCCGCAAAACGAGTGTTAAAAATTTCTCCTGGTTTTAAAGACGGCTTTTCATCGTCAAAAAGTCCAATTGAAAATTGTAACATTTCAAGAGGGTTGCCTAATAGAACAGAATAGTTACCATTTACAAGCACATGTCCCTTTTTTAAATTTTTACGATAAGATAGCATTAATGCTCTTTTAAATTTTTTAAACATATCAGTGCATTCAAATTTTGGGCATATATTTAACATAGTATAAATAACGTCATTCATATTCTGGGGGTCATCCATGTGTTGAGATTGACATTTGATATGATATTTCAAAACATCAATATCGGTATTTAATTTATTCATATAATCAAAAGATTGTTGTAAAAACTCTTCCATCTCAGTTTTCGATAATTGCAAAGTATTTAACAATTGATAATGTGTTTGCACCATATCTCCATCAAAAAAATGCGTTTTTTTCTCATGTTTTACAACCCCGAACATACTTGGTAAATTGTTTAGCCATTGCTCCATTGATCCGAATTTTAAATATTTTACACTATTTGGAGTTGTAATCATCTTAATTTCAGATACATCGGTTGCAAGTGTAAAACCATTCAATTGTGAAATATCTGTAATATTGTTATCTTCAAACCATTTTTGAATATTTGTATTAAAGCAACATGATTTAAAAAATTTATTTCTTAAAAGAAGCATTCCATAACAAGAATATTCCCCCATAACAGATTCATCAATCAAACTCTGCCCATCCCAAATTGAATTATGTATCTCAATTGTTTTTTCATTAGTATGAAGCCAACCGTCATCACCAATCGTTGTTTCAATCACAGTATCATTAAAAACACTTTCATAATCATCAATGATTAAAATTGATTTTGGATCGATTTCAATAACATCAATGATACTACTTGTTGGAAGAGCAATATATGCTTCAAGAGCTGCGAGATCAATTTCTTCTCCATCTTTTACTTCAAGACCACACAATCCCCATTTTTGCATATGTTTTGATAAATGTTTTTCAATGAACAAACATTTTCCAACACGGCTACTTCCTGACGATCTTTTAAATCTTACATAATCTCTACCATCACATTTAAATCCATCTTTATATAAAATATTTCTTAAAGCTGCAACATCAACAATGGTTTTGTTGGTAGAAGTTTTTAGAATATACATAATTTTATAAACAGAAGTTTCTTCGTCAAATTTTTCTTGATAGCAAAATTGTGGCGGTAAATTATCGCATATGAGTCTCTTATCTATCCATCGATCTGTCCTGACACCTATGACTTCTCCAGTTGAAGCATCTTTACAAATACAATTTTTAAATTCATTTTTAGATAATTCGTGTCCAAATTTCATATATGTATCAACTTTGATTCTGTTAAATTCTTTTACACTATAGTTAAATGTAACATTTATTACCATATTACTGTATTCTTTGGTATTGTCATGTTCATCGAAAAATGAAAAAACCCTTTTACCGATTCCAAAATTTTTCCCGTTACTGGCAACATAGTTTCTTAATTCAATTAAATCTAAGCTGAAGTCATATGTGTTAATATATTTTCTCAAATTCGGTTTAAACCCATGATCCGTCTTTCTTAGCAGAGAGTACCCTTTCGTACTCTCTTCATTCTCAGAAATTTGATGATTTGAAATATACAAATCTTTTGCATCAATGCTTGGGATTTGCAATGGATTAGTATTAATACTTTTTGTCATTCATAACTCTCCTTTGTATTCTTTTCGATGAATCGGATTGGCATCTCATCAGATGTGTTAATTTTTTCGATTATACAATTTGACAGTTCATTTGCAACGTATTGCTTCCAATTGGTATTAGGTAAAGGTTGTTTCCATTGATATAAAAAAGTATTTGTAATTTTCGATAACCCATCTGGATTAAGCAAATCACTGGAAATCAAAGGAATGTCTGTATGAAAAGTCATTTCATTGCTAATATTCTGAATCTGTGTATCAATTTCATACCATGGTAAATATGGTTTCTGCGTTTTGATATCATAAATACAGTCATGGAGTACATTATGTTTTACTTCAACATGCAAATAAACCATAAATGGTTCGACTACAATATTTGCTGTCCACAAATTATTTGCCGATTTATTCAAATAATTCACGAGTTCTTCAAAAACACTATATATATTGTTTTCCATTAGATATAAAAATCTACCTTTGAAAATTTCCCATGCCTCATAAATTGAATCCCTAAATTCTTCAATATCTACAATATGATTTTCTAAACGAATTTTACTTATAATAAATTTTTTGTATGTAAAAGAAATATTCACGCCTCTTGTTGAAAATTCATCAATGCTAAGTTGCAATGAATATGGTTCGCAATTAAATTTATTTTCATATACACGTAGTGTCTCAACGATATTTTTTACCGAAATAAGCAATTTCTCATCTTTACTTATGTCTTTTTTTAGTTTTGATAATGATTTCCAAACACCATATCTTTGATCAATATCGTCAAGGCGTTGCAGGGTATATTCTATATGTTTTGTAATACGCACACGATCTGTACGAATGATTCTTGCGTCAATTAAATCGGATGTGATTAACATATAGTCATTATTTTTATCAAAAAAAGACGTCTTTAATGATGCTGTAAAATTCCAATTAGAAACTCGTATAATACGAGGAAATTCGAACGTACACTTGATAAATTTACATTGATGGTTTTTTAATACTTGTAAACTTTCAAAAACTTCGCCATAAAAAACTTTAATCTGAGATAAATATTCAATATCTCTTGAAGATAATTTAATCTTTTCTCTTGACGGATTATCATTATCATAATTTTGAAATTTTAAAATTGTTGGGAAGTAGAATGAAGTATCATTTACTTTTATTAACATACTAAGAGATGTTATTAATTGATTTACTTCATTTTGAGTAATAACAACATTAACATCTTGAAACATCTCATCAATCTGATCGGTTATTTTATCTGCCAATTCAATATTTTTATCTTGATGCACAATTAAAATTGGTACATATCCTGTGTTTGCCATTCTATTCATCACCTTCGCTTTCTTCAAAAATCATGTCTGTCATCCGTTCTATTTCAGTTCTTGGTTTTTTGAAAGCGTTTTTATGTAAACTTTCTGCCTTGATCTGGCAATAAATATCTTCCGTAATCATTTCTCTGGTAGCAGCAGAACGACACATTCCTGTACAAAACAGCACGGCACCGCCAATCAAAATCGTAGATAAAACTATCATTCTACTGCACCTCCACTGTATTTGATTTACCGCTTAGGTAATCGCCTGCACATTCAAGAAGCTTGTAGATAGTATCAGCAGATTCAATATGTATATCAAGATCGCCAGCTGTTTCAAGCTCAACTACCTTAGCCATCAGAGCAGTTCTAAGAGAATATCTCTTTGCCGTGATTTGTAAATCATCTTCAAACTGATGCCAGATTGGGAAATCTCCTGTCTCTTTGGCAATTGAAAGTGTCACTGTAAATGTTTCATCCTCTTTGCCGTTTTCATCATTATGTCGGGCAGTAGCTAAAATTTTATGCTTTCTGTGATTGATCGGAATCTCAATGGTTGTCCCAAGGCTTTTATAACTACGCTGTGGACGATTCTTTTTCTTCATTGTCTTCTGTTCTGTGTATTTTTCTTTATTAAATTTTCTGGATTTCATTGAAAAGTCTCCTTATTTATGTATTTGTTTAGTTTAATTATTAATTTGTGTTTATTATGTATTTCAGTAATTCATGCTTACTGTTCTGGTATAATATTCTTCTCAATCTTTCGCCAATCGTTGGGAAGAGATACCTTGAAATAAATGCCACGGGCACTCGTGCTTTCTTTGACCATTTTGCATATCAACGTGTGCTTGTGAAACCGCAGCAATTCTTTTACTTGATACCATTTAAAACAATAATCAGTGCCACCTGATCGAATATTGCTTAAAATATCGTTGATGAAAATACGATAATACTGGTCATGCGTTGGCTTATAGACTACAGAATCTGTTGTACTATCTCTTGCTCGAATACCATCATTTCTTTTTAATCTTTTCTTTGAAGAAGGAGTAGTGCGTAGTCTCTGTGCTGCAAGTTTGACTGCGAACTGTTCTTGTGTAATGTTCTCAAATGAGATACGATCAGAAGTAGCCAATAAGTCTTTGAGTTCTGTATTTAATTGTTTTGTCATGAAAATTTGTTAGATCCTTTCGTTATGTATATTATTGTTTAGTTAATTTTTAATTTGTGTTTACTTGATTACTCACAATGCTGCCAACAAAGCGATTAATCAAGGTTTTCTAAATCAGAAGAAGCATTAGTTGCTTTCCCAAATTCTCCGTAAGGTTTTAACTGTAATTTAATTTCTTCGATTTCTTTTTTATAATCGTAATTGGAATCCAAGCGATATTCTTGAGTTCCGTCATATTTATATTTATTTGTAAAAGCAATTCGACTATATACAACTCTATCAGTGCCAGGAAGAGTTTTGAATAATTGCTCATGATAGATAATCCCTGCCTCATCAAGAACCTTAACACATTTTTCAATAGTAGTTCGATGTAATCCAAGTTCCTTTCCGATATCATCATATGTTTTCACATATGTTTCTGGTCTTTTCTTTCTATTTTTTTTCGAATTAAAATCTTCTGAAACTCGCATGATAATATTGTATCTTAGATATGCTAACACGAGTAATACATTCCATATTCTGGTATTATATGGCATTGAATTCGTCTTATGTAATCGGAGCAAGTATAAGAACTCGAAGTTATAAATTATACCGTAATGTTTCTTTTGTAGGAATAAATTTTCTTCAGTGTTTTCATTCGGAACATTATATAATGTAAGCTGCTTGATTGGTGATGCAACTTTTTTAACATAGCCTTTGTCTTCAATTAATTTCATAAATTTTTTAACTTGTTCATTGATGCCTGATGAGTTGTAATTCTGTGAAAAGCTCATTTGGCGCACGAGTAAATTTGTATTATAAAGAATCGGTGGTTTTTCTGGATTCCATTTTAACATCATATTGTTTGCTAACGCCATTTGAAATAATATTCTTTTTTCTCCAAACTCTGGATTGTAGATTAGAAAATGTGGAATAACATGAAAGTTCTGTCGTTTTCCTTCGGGTTTAATTTGTTTCATAAATAATTCTCCTTTGCTATCTTGGTTATTAACTTGTGTGTAGACAAAATCTCAGCATAAGTACAACAGGTGTTGATTTGATAGACACGTCTAAATAGCTAGACAAATAATTTTTAATCGCTCAACCGACAATATTAACTATAAGAGACGTGTTATCTATATAGGACATATTACCTATACAAAACACGGGAATATAAATATTCCCTACCTATTTTTTGTTTCGGTCGCTGACGCTTACTCAACGAAAAAATTCCGTGTTCGCTGACGCTCATCTCTTTTCTCTTTTGATCTTTCATCTGTCTTTTCTTTTTATCTGTGTTATCTGTCTTGACAATTGTATTGATCATCTTTTAATTTCTCCTTTCTTTGTTTGTCATCATGTAGATCATATATGATAATTGTTTTATATTTTCTTCTTGCAATACCTGTAATCTTTTTCTGTTTATCTCATTGTAGTACAACCACATATATGATCTTGAAGATCTTGGATATAATATCTCAGAATGATATTTCCAGTAATCATGAATTTTTATTGCAATTTCTTTTCTTGTATCTGCCAACATATATTCTTTAAAAGAATATTTACACAGATTACCATAATTGATTATCTGGCATATCATATCTGGTGTGATATCTGGTGGCAAATTGAAAGAGAGTTTTGTCTCTTCATTGCAATTATGTATAAAATCATTTGTATTCTTCACGGTATATATCCTTTCTGTCTTCATTTTCTTTTTAAGCATATTGGTATTTTAACATACTTTTTGCACCTTGTCAACGGGTGCAATGAGGGAAGTTAGTCATATTTTTATCTGGGTAGAATGTAATTTTCTTTATACTGGATTCTGTGCATTTAGAAGAGCTTTTCGTGGGGGAATTTCCATTCTATTGGTAAATTGGTATTGTTGGTAGTGGAAAGGTATAAAATTGATTTATGATCTCTCAGGTGTATTTTTTCATAGGAAATACCATTGTACTTTTTCACGTACAATATATGCTGGCGCAGATAATGGTCTTTTCAATGTAAAGTGTACCCCCTATGCGGTATGAGTGTGCGATATAGGTCATGTGTGCAATTACTTAGTGTACATTTTCAATGTTTAGATGAGAAATCTGGTACTAATTTCCATTTTATATGTTTTGGCGATAACTTGTTAGGGTACGATAGTAGAATTAAAATTTGCTCTCTCAGAGTACATTTTTTAAGGGTATAATGAAGAGATATTTTTGTCTTAGATCTAAGATGTGTTGTGGCAGATATCTGATTTGGGAATCTGCTGCATGATGGTAGGTGTTGATTATATGTGATTCTCAATGTTTAGAAGAGTATATTCGTCAAATATGGATTTTGTGGTATGTCGTGGAGAGTTGTTAGAGTAGATAGGTAAAATGGATTTATGATCTGTAGAGTGCGATTTTTTATAGGACTGTATGAAAGATAATTTTTTGCATAAAAATAATCCCTGCTTGCAAGGCTGAGTGTCTGATTGATAGATTGCTTGTGTTCACTATCTGTCACAAATCTGGTTGATAGCTCAAGGGATTCCATCTTATAAAATGTTTTGCCTTGCGAGGGATTGTTTTTATTGATACATGGAATACATTGAATGTTCTTGTTCAATGCCATATATATGATTATATCATGTAAGATATTTTATTGCAATGAGAGATTGTTAGTTGTAAAAAATATGCCCAGAGAAATTTCACTGAGCATAAATTCTGATAATGCATTTGCAGATACATTATCTGGGGTACCAACTTGAACCCATTAATATCTTTTGTTGTGTCTGTTTTGGCATAGATGCCGAGGGTTGCCTAATCTCTCAATGGAAGTATAACATGACCTGCTAAGAAATGGAAGCGTGTAAGTGATATTACCTGCGGTAGCAATGTCGAGAAGGAACGCTGACGCTTATCCTGTCTCTCCTAAACTGCGCAATAAATTGCTTGTTTATTTGGGATAAGAGAGAAGAGGTAGTTGTTATTTCCTTTAGTGTTTGTATATAGTTTGTGCAATTCATATATTTTTGTGCATATCTTTGTTGTGACCCTTCTATATGTGGTGTCATCAATTTCGTAGGCAAAATAGTTAAAGATGTAGTGATTATAAAGAGAAAGTGCCGTTTATTTTGTGCGATTAATTGTGGAGATAAAATCGGTTTCGGGCATGATTGGTCGAATTCATGCATTTTTCGGGAGTAATTTTGTGCAAAGGTTGAGAGGTAGTTTGTGTAGGGATTTACTTGGATTTGTGATTGTGCTGATGGTCAAAATCGTGCTTCGAGAAATGCTAAAAATCATGTTTCGATAAATTGTGTAAAACTGTGTAAAATCTGATGTGAAAAATATAAGGAATTACTTAGGTTTTTGAGGGCAAAACTTGCATGAAATGGCGCAAAACAAAAACGTGTCGTCGAGAGAATTGTGGAAAATAAAGGGGAAAATGGTGCTGATTTTTTGAAAAAGTGCGATTTTTGAAAGAAGGGGTTCTGAGAGCGTTGAAAAAAGAGTAGTAAAATAAACGATTCTCTCGACGACGCCTCCGAGGACATGTTTTCGATTAGCAGAAAGTGTTTATCTAAGAAAGTGTAGGAAATTGCTTTGGAAAGTGATGATTTTGTGGGCAGGGTCGAAAAATTTTTGTTGACACGGTGATTGAACACGTCTGTCTAAAATGACAGTTATTTCCAATTTTTGAAATGTAAACCAACCCCCGTTATGCTGGTTTGAGATCTTTTACAACCATATTTTTACATGGTTAAAATTGTACAAATTCATTTGAAATACTATAATTTTATCAAATGAATTTTGACAATTATTGTAAATAATTTATAGGAAGATCAGGATCAGGAGTACAGACAATTTCCAACTATTTCCACATAGTATAGGATACTACGCAATAGGGTACTGGATACCGCAACTATAATTGTTCGGCATAATGCACAAACTGTACAATATATTGTACGTGTCGTTATAGTCCGATATCGGATTACTAATAAACGACTATTTACACAACAAGTGTTGTTTATCATACACTTGTCTATTATCCAACACTTTTACATAATGTGTTGGATAGTCTATCCACGCCACCAACCCACCTATAACTTCACTCTATACCAAACCACCCACCCATAGCTTTTGCCTATACCACTTGACAGCACAGCAAAACCATGCTACACTACTAACCAAACAAGTGTTCGATGTTTGGCAGACTTCCAGCACTTGCGATAACTACACAAATTAAAATACAAACTAAACAAATTAATATATGTCAATCATAAAAGATCAAGCTATCATACATATATAAATACATATACAAACATAACACAATAGTATATCTTATACTACCACGCAAAACTAGATCCAAACTACGGCAACTATACAAGTGCATATAATAGCATAACATACAACTATACACAACATACACCTATGACATAATGTATAGATATAGTATATATACATAATACTATATAAGAGTACACCTACGGCATAGTCAAGTGTTATATACTGTACTATAAAAGATATACTTATACAATATATTTACAATGCTAGTTTGTTCGTGTTTCTTCTATATTACAAGATCATTCTTTGCATAGTTACATTCTAAAGCATTTAAACGACTGTATAAGTGTTTATAGGTGCATACGGCAGAGTAAACAGCATTATTGATCTTTGCTGGTATTGTCTTTTTGTTTTGGTATAATATCTAACACTATCTGCCCATCAACGGCATTTACATAATTTAAAAGGGTGTTTATCGTCATACTGTTTTTTCCTTTTAATGTACGACTTACACCGCTATCCTTTAAATTTAAAGCTTTACAAATATCTACTTGTGTATGTTTAGTATTTTTCATATACATTTTAAATAATGTTAAGATATCATCTTGTGTGTTAATAATCATATATTTTTACTTCCTTTTCTATATAATAAGTAGCTAACAAAATAACAAAAATGTTAAGATTTTTCTTGACTTATCCTAACAAATATGTTAATATAATAACTGTGATAAGGATATCACATAAATAAATATTGATTATATCTTAACACAAGATATAAAAGGTTTCAAGATAAAACAAAAAAGTTCTTGACAAAACCTAACAAATATGTTAATATATAAACAAGTTAAGAGATAAGCCACTAAGGGCAAGGATAACAACCGATACTTGAAACCTTGACTTAACCGCTAATCAATTAACAAGTAACTTATAATCAGACTTTTAAAGGAGCTGATAAAAATGAAAAAAATCTATACAATTTAATACATCACTCATTAAGATATGAGTTACTTCAGTAAAGAAAAAAGAAGATTGTCACAGTCGTGATGATTGCAACAACCTTCATAAGATATTGATATACCTTTACTTCACAACTAAAGTATATCAAAAATCATTCTTTGGTGTCAAGTTTCTTTTGGCACATTTCCCAAACGGCTATACACAACTAAAACGGTTGGTTACACAAGAAGTAACCAGGGTTGGTTGCATCACCCTAAAGAGTGAAGCGAAATACGTGTGAACCCTATGATTAATCAGTTGGATCTGAACCAATGTATTAACGGTATTCATAGTTCGTTTGAGAAAATCACGCCACGTTGAAAAAGTAGACACTTATTAGAAGCAACATAGACTTAACATTGTACGGAATGACTAAGCACATAATAACAAGACTTTATACACCTTGTATGTGCTGATTAAATCTTTTTTTGAATAAAACATCAAAACCAAAAGATTAACAATGATTCAACCAGTGATCCACTGGTTAAGATATCATAATTCTTTTATAGGTCGATGATGGGGTACAAATTAACGCCTTGCATGGTATGCACTCGAAAGACAAGCCACTGTCCATGACACTGTTATTTGTATCCATTCATGAACTTATAAAAAATCCAGCCTTGAAAAGCTGGTCGTAGTGTTAGGAGGTAAACAACTATGAAAGAAGCAATTGAAAGATTAAAAGAAAAGATCCACAATCAGTTTTTAGCTGAGTGTGAAGAAATTTCATATGAATGTATGGAAGAAGGATACCCTAGTACGGGTTATAACTACGACTTAAGAGTCGCAGATTTAGAAGAATGGTACAATGAAGAATACGGATATATCGGACTATTCTAAACCATAAAGGCACGATCTAAAAAAAGATTGTGTCTTTTTTATTGCAACCATAAAATCCCGCTTTTATAAGTCGGGTAACTAAAGAAAGAAGGTATTATCATGAACACGAACACAAATAAAGATGGTTTTACAGCATGGGTTACAAACTTAGGGAAATACAATGAAGGAGAAATCATTGATAAAGCTGTAAATTTCCCACTTGCTGATGAAGATGAAATCAAGAACATCTTAAAAGAAATCGGTATCAATGCAAAATATGAAGAATACTTTGTCGCTGATTATGATGCAGAGTTTGATACAACGGACTTAGGAGAATACACACCACTTTCAAGACTCCAGGAAATTGGAGAACGGTATTCAGAACTTTCAGATGAAGAAAGAACGGTATTTAATGAAATTAGTTCAGAAACATCAACTTTAGATGAAGCCTTTGACATTGTAGAAGATGGTAACTATATCATCTATTCAGATTGCGACAGCATGAAAGACGTTGCTTATCAGTATGTTGATAATACTGGACTACTTGAAAATATTCCAACAAGTGTATCAAATTATTTTGATTATGAAAAATTCAGTCGTGAAATGAATATTCGTGGTTGGTATGTTAATTCTACAGCATTCAACGGCTACATTTCAATTTTAAATTAAGGAGGTATATTATGAACTATTATGATTTAGATGGAATTCAGACAGAAATCAAAAGACAGATCGAAAGAACAAAGTGCTTAATTGAAAAATGGGAGAAAGTTACATATCCAACCAAAAAAGATGGTGCACCATTCAAAAATATGTCAAAGAATTTTGACGGAGCTACATATACGGCAAAAGATAATAGTGCAGAATTATCAATCTGTGGATGGTCTGAGTTCAGCGGTTATGAACACGACTCTATTTTTTGCCACGAAACAAAATACGAGAATAGGCAATATATACCTATTCTTTATGACGTAAATCAGATTAAAGAAAAGATCAATAATAGGATTGACGATTTAAAAGACAATCTTGTTTCATTAGAAAAACAGTTAGAAGTATCTAAAAAAGCATATACAGAATTCCAGGAAGTATATGAAAATATGAGAAATCAGCTAAAAAAATTAAGTGGTTGTGAAAATGAAAAGTATGAAAATACTTTGTTCCATGCAATCTATGGAACTATTGTTAAGCCATATTAGAGAAATAAAAGGAGTGTTTGAACGATGGAACAATATTTATATGCTGATGAATATGATGACAATGAGATTAAAATTCTAACGGTTGGACAACTGTTAGAATTTTTTAATAAATCGGATGATAAAAAGAACGGTTCAAGTTTAGATGATTATATTCAAGATAATATAAGAATGGATCTTATTGAACCGTTTTGCCCACATAAAGAAGCAGAAACGGTTGTTTGTGATTTACAGCCATTAGCAAAACAGTATATCTTGCAAGAAGCAAAAAAAGTTTTTAATGGTATGCCGTGGGTAGATACTCAAGAAGAACTGGATAACGTGTATCATGAGAAAATCAAGAACTTATATGATACGGTTGATTTTTCAGAGTTTGTGGCGTATTTATAGATTGAATATTATAGACAAGTCAAAACACGGCTTGTCTATTTTGTTGAATCTATAAATAGAAATAAAGTCCCGTAAAGGGCAGAAGGAAGGATATTATGACAAAATATAGAGTGATTTTCGGTTATTATAGCGAACTTGTAGAACTTGACGAACCTACAACGGATTATGGTGCAATCTTAGATCTTGCAATCGATCAACTAGAATCTGATGGAAATATGGGTGTATTTGTTTCAGATGAAGATATAGAACGTGATGGGATCACTGATGATATGTACATTACTGGTGGAAATCACGGACTCAACTTATATCATGGTGGTAATTTTATGATAGAAAGAGTTGACGAGTAAAGAAAGAAGGAAGGAACCACAATGGAAAATAAAACACAACTACATAAACCAACTATAACAGAAATAGCCGTTGCACTTATATGGATTGCAATGGCTATTATTACGTTTATCAAGATCCCGCAAGCTTTTATATTAGAAGCATTATTGGTAATGATTACCGCTGTCTATATGCTTGCTTGCGTTGGATTTTTTGATGATGATACAGATACAGAATAAGAAAGAAGGTATAAGACTATGAAAACAAAACAGAACAAAACAATAAAGATCCTATTAGCCGTAGCACTCATATTTACGGCTTTTTTAATCTTTGGAAATACTGTACACGCAAAGACAAAAAGAAGCACGTACAGAACGATAAACGGTATTTATAACAGTGACGGTACAATAGATACGGCAGATGGTTATTGTTGGAAAGTTCGCAAGGAATCGTATGCCTATCCAGGGACTACACTCGCAACTATAAAATTTAACACACACGGCACTAGAAACAAGCTCGATGATTCTATTGTAAAGATCACGGCAAAGAATAGAAATATTCAGCTTGTAAACGATTATATACGACATGAATACGATCTAAATGCCTATAAGGTAAAGTATATCAGCACTGGAAAATTAACCGATAGAATGATCCGTGAACGTGCTACACGACATACTATTTACGTGGAAATTATTAAAAGTGTTTCTGCCGGTGGTAGACATGGAACGTATGGAAAAAACTATTACATTGCATATAACAAACGTGTACGCAAAGGAAAACACGTCACAAGCTATTGTGTATGGAATCCTTGCAACGCCTATTGTGATGATGTAGAAGCCGTGGCAGATAATGGAAAAATCAGATAGAAAGAAGGTTGGAAGAAATGAAACTTATAGCACAAACAATCAAAGGATATGAATATATGCACTCTAAAGAACTTGCATTTTTTGTACCGAATGCAAGTGCAGATAAGATCTGTAAGATCATGAATGACGTTAGGTTCAGACTGAAAAACGAAAATGAAATCTATCATGTATATGAATATGACAGTATGCAAGATTATTATGTTATGAACCGATTAAGTATATATAAAGGTGTTGTAAAATTAAAAGCATTATAAACCAGGAGGAACGATAGAATGGAAATTTTAAAGATGACAGAATGCAAAACAGTAGTGATTCAGACAGTAGAAAAGGAAGAACGAAACACTTTTGATATTGGAAAAATCAGAGTCGCAGCCTTGCCACCGATCGCAAAGAAAGATCTTATCGCAGAACTTAAAAGCAAAGGCTTCTGCGATGGAATGATACATACGGCTATGCAATGTAGGTTGGAAGATCTGAACGGATACGTGAATGTGTGGAAGTATGTAGCGTATATCTTAGCGGTAGAACTGATGGAAAGATTATAGAAGGGAGCTGGAAATATGGAAACTTCTTTTAAATTTGTAGATAGTGTAGGCAATATTTATTGGTATAAATTTAATTCAGTTGACGAAGCTCGTCATTTTGCATATGTTCATGGTTTATGTTTCTTAGGTAGTTAGCAATGGCATAGAAGGAAGGTGGAAATTATGATAGTTGGAGATATTATTTATAACGATGAAGTTGACTTTAACGCAAATTATGCAATTTATAAATGTAAATCTGACGTTTGCTGGGATGAAACAGAACCTATTATTAGTACAGCTAAAAATGGTTATGGAAAACCACTTGATGCTATTTTGGATATGGAAGTTCAATATATGACTATTAGTAACAATGTACTTATTATTGAAGTATTGGATGAGTCATAATATATATTTTTATTGAAATTAATAAAAGGCGGTGGAAAACATGATAGTAAAAAACACTTATACAGATGGTAGAACGGAAATTTTCTGTAACACGCCTGATGAATACAATGACTTATGCTGTGAGTACGATCTTGAAGATTGCGGTATGAGTGGAAAATACGTTGGATCTAGTTGGAGCCACGATGATAAGAACAATGTAGATGTTTATTATAGATAGAAAGGAATAGAGAATCATGGAAAACACAGAAAAGATTATTAATAAAATTAAGAAGGTACTGGAACTATCAAAGAACAATCCATCGGAAAAAGAAGCCCAGGCGGCAGCCTTAAAGGCACAGAAATTGATGGCAGAGTACCATATTTCTATGGAAGAAGTCAGCGGTATTGAAGATTCTGAAAATATTTCAGAAGAATGTGCTAATGTAGGAACTGGGAACAAATGGAAATATAGATTATCTACGATCATTGCAAGAAACTTTAGATGCCAACATTTTTATTATGGAAAATCCACTGTTGTATTTTATGGATACAAAACAGATGCAGAAATTGCAACAGAAACTTTCAAGTATCTTTTTAATATGGGTAATAAATTAGCAACTAAATTTTACAATAAGAAGAAAAAGGAATGTAAAGAAATTGGAATCAGTTTTTACGGGAAAGGCATTAAGAACTGTTTTCTTATTGGATTTTTAGATGGTATTGCAGAAATTTTGGAAAAACAATGTACAGCATTGATGATTGTAACACCAAAAGAAGTAGAAGAAGCCTTTAAGGAAAGAACAAAAGATTATAAAACTACAAAAAACAGACTAAACACAAGAAGTTGCTACGCAAAAGAATCATGGGAAGAAGGTAAACGTAGTGGAAAAAATGCTATCGGAAGTAGACAGCTTGCAATGGCATAGAAAGTAGGTGGAAAGAATGAGTCGCAGAACGACTATGGAAGCATTAGCGTGTCACATTGAACGAAAGTACAACACACTGTACTACACGGAAAATCCTCCGAACGCTGGAATTGATGATAGCTTACATGGTTACAAATACTTCTTATTATTCAAGAACACGTTCGGAATTTTTCGGAAGTATAGAACACAAGAAGAAGCAATTAACAGCATGACGGAAATTTTAAAAGAAGATCCGTCAGAATTATTTAGTTACATAGCCAATTAAAGGCTTTTACTACTCATGATGATATGAGTATACACTTTAACGGAAAGACTCGACTATTGAAGCTAATAGTTACTTTAAATGAACGGAATGACTGTACTACTGATTGATGGTAGTGACGTATTGGAACGGAAAAACGGTGGCGTATGGTAATTTGCGATAGGTTCGATTCCTATCCCGTCACTTCACACGATGGAAATTATCGTGTATAATAAAGATGTAGCAACTAATAAAATCTGATCCTAAGATCAGTCACTAACGAAAGGGTGGTGGAAATTATGGTTTTAGAGCTCAAAAGAGTTCCAGATATGGATAAGAATTTTACGAAATTGACTTATCGTGGATACACAATGCCATTAAAGAAAGGTCGTTGGTATTATGGACAAGATCTTGAAACTGGAAATCTTTGTGTCACGAATGGTTTTGAATGTGGTGGACGTACTCAAATATTTATTCAGTATGAGAAAGGGAAAAAATATACAGAAGAATGGCTGAATTTGTATGATGATAACGGAAATCAGCAAATAACAATCGCAGAACCAGATTTAACTAATATCATGACAGATATTAAGGATAATATATCTCATAGTATGGATATTGATGATTGGTGTATTGGAAATGGATATGATGCAGAATATCTTAGACAAACCAAAAAAGAAAACCTTGAAGCACTGGAAAAAGAATATAGGTATTATCTATATATGGGTTGGAAGTATCCGTATTTTGTAAGACAAATTATAGAACAATGTATAGGAAAGGTGTAAACGAGGTGTAAGAGTATGGAAAAATTAAAAGAAGAAATCTTAAAAATGAAAAAAGAAAGATGGGATGTATTCACAGATATGAATTCAAAAGATGCAGAACGTCTTTTGAAAATAGCTGGAATAGATACAGATGGATGTATTGAGGCATTGAACTGGGCAGATAATGGAATTCATTCTTATAAGTTCTATACTGGAAAGATTGATAAAAACTGTGAGAAAGAAGTGATTGAGGCAGAGTTTAGATTCAATGGAGATGTGTATGCTAGCATTAACAGAAAACCAGTATTAGATATTACGTTTTAAGGATGGTGGAAATTATGAAATCATATAAAGAATACGATAGAGAATTTATTGGGGATAGTGATATTGCAGCTTTAATTTTTGTAGGTACAACAAAAGATGGGTTGAAGGCGAACATCTTAAATTTTGGCTCCGATGGAAGATATAATGCTTATATTGTGGATGAGAACGCAAAGATCGGAGATCACTATACCTTAGAGATGGAATTTGAAACATCATCAGGATTCAGGGCATGGCTAAAAATCTATGACGATGTAGGATTGATGGCAGATTATAGGGCAGACAAAATTAGAGTATATCGTGCTGGAGATTTTGGTTGCATTATCCAGCTTATCGGAAAGAAATAATAACGGAAAATTTAATACAAGAACAAAGTAATCTAGGAAGATGCAGAAATGTATCTTCCTTTTTTTAATGGAAAGATATGAGGTGGAAATTATGAACAAATATAGAGATTATTATAGTGCAATTGTAGAAACAGAAAACGGATTAGATATTGATGTTTTGGAATTAGTTGATTGTGAGTTAGAACGACAGAAATATGGAGAACAACCAATCATCGGAATGATTGCAAGTGATATTATCAATGAATTCAAAGAACATCAATTTACATGGCGTGACATTGTAGAGGTTCATGGAAAATATTATGCAGAGGAGTTCCCGATTAGCGGTATCATGGATGGTTCTGACGCATATCAGATTGATGATTTTTTAGATGCTGTAGCTGAAAAATACAATGTTGATCTTAGAAAAGAACAAATTAAAACTTATGTGATGGATAATATTGACTTCAATCCTGAGGAAGTAGAATTCGAGGCAGAGGATTGTGGATGTTACATCGATGGACAACCTGAATGGTTTGACGTAGAAGAATAGAGGTGGAAATTATGACATGGAAGCATATTCAGTTTGAAGATGGATCTAACCCATATATTTGTAAAACAGAGAAAGAGCTGGAAAGAATGAAACGTAAATATGATCTTGTGCAGCTTGACGGAAATTTTTGGTTAGCAAAGGATCATAGGATGAAAATGGATTTAGGCGGATTAATGTTTTAAAAAGGAGAAGAAATTATGAATAAATACAAATGGAAATATGGAGAAAATAGTTGCCAAAAATACTACGAGGCAAGTATTGAAGAAGATTATCTTTGTGTGTTTGCAAACAATTGGAATCCGAATGTATGGTTAGGATCGTACACTAAACAAGGCAAAGGCACTATAACTATTGGAGATAAGACATTTAATGATAGACAGAAGAAGAAAGACTCTAAAAATAAAACTACTATTTACAATAATCTTAATATACCAACTTCATTTAGGGTTTTGTCAAATGATAATCCTGAATATATGAAGAAAAAGGTTATTTGGGCATATGAACATAATTTGTTTGAAATTAGTCGATAAAAGAAAAGTTTTATCGCAGAATAGGAGAATAAGATTATGATTAATAAAGAATGGAAATTAACAAAATCTGGCGAGAAAGAAGTTGAGTATTTTATTAAAGAATGTGAAGCAAAAAGAAAAGAAATTCTTGACGCAGGAAAAGATACAGCTGACGAAACGAATATTCCAACAAAAGAAGATATTTTGAGTGATATTAATGATGGATCATTTCTTGATGAAGATGGGTATTTTAATGGATGGGGTGTTACGGATAATTACGACTTAGGTATTGGATTGGCATATGGAACTGATATTGTGCAGGGATAGGAGATGGAAATTATGGAAAAATATTCAGATAAAAAAATAGAAAGCTTATGGAAAGAGTTAGAAGATGTATTATTTATTGAAGCAAAGGATTTTTATGATGATGCAGACGACAATGATATCCAGTTAGTATTGGCGTCTGATTGGTTTATTTTTGATGCAGGAACTTCACAAGAAACTATATGGGGATGGTTCAATAGAAACTATTCAAAAGGTTTACAGGAGTTGGGGGAGTGAAGAATTATGAATACAGAAACAAAACAAGAAATTATCGGAATTGTTATGTGCCACGGAGAGAATGATTATGGATACTGGGGAGGCTTTTCCTTGACAGAGGAAGAGGAAGAACAGATTTATGAGATCCTGATGAGGCATGACACAGAAGGATGCTCTATTAGAGGAACAAGAAACGACATTGTAAACGAGATTAAGGAATAGGAGAGTGATTAGTTATGGAAAATAACGAAGTAAAAAGAATTGCAAACATCTTATTCAATATGTCTTTGGGAATGGACTATGACACGTTCGTAGATGATTGTAAAGAAGATATGAAAATGTTAACTGAAAGCGTTGGAAATTTATCTAAGGCAATCGGAAATTTATCTAAGGAAGATGATCTGTTGTTTCATGTGTTACAGAATATTGCAGACAACAACGAAGAAATGGAAAATAAATTGGTCAACGTAGATGGATCTATTTGCAGATAGGAGATGGAAATTATGAATGATAAAAAATATGATACAGAAATGATGGCGGCAATATGTCAAGAGTATGAAGATGCTTCTCAAACTTTATCTAGCCTGACGAAAACATTAGCAATTGTTCATATGAAGTTGGTTCAGGCAGAAAGCTATACACAAGAAATCTCACTTAAACAGTATAAAAGACTGAAAGAAGAGGTAAAAGAATTAACAACAGCAGTACATGATGCAACTATTATGCTCAATGTTTGGGATAAAGCAAGAGAAGTTTGTATGGAAGTTATAGATGATGAAAATTAAATGTCAATTTTATCGTAGGAAGGATGGAAATAATTATGAGAGTTTTAGTAGAATCAAATTATGGAACAACGACTAAACCAGATGGTCTTGGTGCAGTATGTAAATTGGTATGCAGCCCAAAAAGAAATTTCTATTGGTATGGAAATGATATGGAATTAAATAGTAGATTAGGTCCCGATATCCGACAATGTGGAACACGAGAAGAATTGTTGGAAAAATTAAATAGACGAAAGAAAAATTATGAAATACGATTACAAAATCTTTCTTCTGGTTTATTTCTTAATCAAAAAGGTAAAGTGGTCTTTGAGAACTGTCTTAAGCAAGATATTCTTATGTATAAGACTTTTATTGAAGCACTAGAAAAACAATAGGAAGGATGGAAATTTACATGAAAAAATACATAATAGATGTTGTAGAAATATATAAGAGATCAGTGGAAATCAAAGCAGAAACAGAGGACGAAGCAAGAAATATTGTAGCGGAAAAGATTAATACAGGAGATATTGATATCCCTTGTGATGGCGGTGGTTACGACTATGAGTACAAGTTATTCGCAAGTGAGGTAGAGGAAAGTGAAGTGTAATTTTCAAGGATTGTTTACTACAGTCAGAGAAAATGATAATATATACATATTGGTTGAGATACCAGATGATCAGAAAAACTTAAAGAATGGAACAAAGGAGAATAAATTATGCCGTTGGTTGTATTGTTAATAATTATATTTATCGTTCCAGAGGACACTTTGGAATATATATTAGGAGCTATCTTAGGTGGTGGTTATGGAATTTTAATGGTTATAGCATTTTTTGCTATTCTGTATGGGGTTTATAAGTTCTTTTCCGATCTTTGGAATGGAAGATAGGATGGAAAATATCATTTGGGATGAATCATTCTGATACGCCAGAAATTGACGAACTAGAATTAGAGTGAATACAAATTAATATAGGTAACTAAGACACTTATGGAAAATTCCAGAGTGTCTTTTTTAATACAAATTTTTACATAAGAAAGGTGGAATTGATTATGAATCTAAACGAAATGGAAATCCCTTGCGATCCAATTTTGGATAAAACAAAGAGAGATGAACTGGTGCAAAACACAGAGCTTTTGAAACAGGTTACGATCAAGCCGATTCCGTGGCTTCCTGGACGAGATTATATCACTACAGAACAGGTAGCACGATTCTTTGATGGAGATGTAGATGAAGTCAAGAGGTTGTGTACGAAGTATCGTAAAGAATTTTTGGAAGATGGAATGGAAGTTAAAACAGTGCAGGAGATCATTGATGGTCAGAACGCAACAGCGGAAAAACAAAAGGGAAGAATTATGGTAACGTATCCGAACGGATTAAATATCTCATTCGGTTATAAAGGTGCTAAGGTGTTTACTCTTAAATGCTTGACCAGATTATCTTTGCTGATGGAAACTTCAAAGCTTGCCGAGAGCGTGAGATATTATGTTTTTATCAACGATTATATAACGATAGAAGAACAGAGAGAACAAGAACAGGTAGAGGCAGGCGTTAAGCTTGTTGACACAACGGAAATTTTAGGCAGACGAATTGATCTGTATAGAAGTATTGAAGATCCGTTATTCTTGGCTAAAGACGTGGCAGAATGGATTGATTATGCAAAGACTGGAACTGGGAAGTATAATGTCAATGTAATGCTACAAACAATTGATCAAGAGGAAAAATTCAAGACTAAAATTTTAACTACCAACAATGTTGGTACTCAAAATTTAGGTCAATTAGACGCCAACGGAAAAACTAAAGCACCATTCTTATTCCTCACAGAAGATGGGCTTTATGAAGTGTGTATGCAGTCACGTAAACCGATTGCCAAGCAGATGAAGAAGCAGATCAAAGAATACCTTAGAAACATCCGTAAGACAGGCGGTGCAGTTGACTTTGGGAAAGAGTCACAGTTCATTGAACACTACTTCCCATCATTTTCTGAGGATGTCAAGCTTGCTATGGTAACTGATTTACGAACACAGAACAAAGAACTCAAAGAAGAGAATCAGAAGTTACAGAATGATAACAAGTTATTAGCAGCGGAAATTTTGACGTGGGATGATCGCAATAAGATGAACGCTGGTATTAGGAAGTTGGCTGCGGTAACAGGAACACAATTCTCTGTTATGTGGAATGAATTGTATAAGAACTTGCAATACAAATACCATATTGATGTTAAGAAACGTGGAAAGAAACCATTTCTACAGTGGATTCAAGAATATGAATGGGATAAGGTACTGAAAGTCTTTTGTGCAATGTGTGAAGCTAGAAACCTATCTCCAACAGATATGTTCCAACAGACAGCACCAGTGGAAAATTTATATGATAATGAAGATGAGGATGATGAAGTATGGAATTAGAACAGATTATGCATTTCTTTGAACAGTTCTGCGGAATATCCTTTGTGTTATATGTGATTGTTTTCCTAGCTTGGTTATCGCTAAGAAAAATTGATCGTGAACATAATAAGGTATATTTAAGCAAATATATAGACGTATTAGAGGAAATATTAGAAGCTATTATGAAGCCTATGAAAGCAATTACGACATTATGGGTTATCGTAGCTTTCGGAATGCTTATTTATCAGCTGATTTAATTCCATATAATAATTTTGGCAAAGAACCGAACGGAAGGTTCTTTTTATTTTACGGAAATATTTGGCAGGAACCGATTTGGCAGGTCGGTTCTTTGTCAAATTTATTATACACAAATTAATGATTAACTAAGCATAGAATTGTTAATAGGTAAGGTGTTAATTACATAGAGAACTAATAGGAATAGAATAGGTTTCTATTAGGATTGGCACACTAATAGTTGGAATTAAATGTTGATTTTATTCCTATTGGTTTACGGAATACAGTTATACAAAAATAATGAGTGTAGAGAAAAATAAGACAGTTTAGAAAGGAAGATGAAGAATGAACCTACAGTTAGTAAAAACGGAAAATTTTAACGATATAACGTGTGATTTTTATAGTGCTGACGATCAGTTGTGGATGAGCAGGCAACAGATTGGACTTGCATTAGAATATAAAGATCCTAGAGTCGCCATTGCAAAAATTCACGATGCTAATAAAGAAAGACTAGATAGAGATTCAGTTGTTACCAAATTGGAAACAACTGATGGAAAATCTTATTCTAGTTATATCTATAATGAACGTGGCATTTATGAAATTTGTAGAAGAAGTAGACAGCCCAAGGCTGATGCCTTTATGGATTGGGTATGGGATGTGATTGGAGCTTATCGTCATGGAAATTTAAGAACAGGAACTCCTGTAACGACAGTAGAGCAATTTCTTACAGAACAGACAGAACTTATGAGGCAGATGGAAAGAAACAATGAACGCCTATACAATGTTACTATCAAAGGTTTCAATCAATTAGCAGACATTGTGAAAGAGATGAAAGCCGAACGGAAAGAATTGTATAAGCAGATTGGCAAACCTACGAAAGATATTCCAGTCGTAGATACTGAAAGTGTTATTGCAGAATACAAACTCAATGAATGGAAATCTAATGTCTATGGAATTATCGCAGATATTTTGAAAGAATCAGATGAACTAGGAACTACCACTAGAGATATTTTAAGAGAAGCTTATAATTATTTGACTAATACCTATGGTATTGTGTGGGAACAGGATCGGAAAGAATATAAAGAGAAATATAACATCAGAGAAAGAGGCAATGTACCAACGATTGATTTGTGTTACGAGAAGTATCCTGATTTATTGGTTAGTGTACTGGAAAAACTTCTGCGACAGTTCCGTAAAGAGAACGCACAGCCTGATTGGGAAGAAATGAAGATCAAGATTACTAACTATGCTAATCATATTGGAAATAGGTCTAAAGGTGGAACGTCTGTGTATCGGAAAATCTACACTAAGATGACAGAGAATGGTGTCAACTGGGATGAATATGATCATGGGTTGTCTAAATCTCAGATTATTAAAACAAATGCAACTTTGTACAACAGATTTTACGAAGCAGCGGTGGAAATTATTAGTGAATAAGAAAGAGGAAGAATAATGAAATTTAAAATTGAAACAAATCCTTATGGAAACAAGAAAACAATGTTTCGGAAAAAGAATATTGAAATTAATCCTGGATTAACCGTATTAGTTGGGTGCAATGGTAGTGGAAAAACAACTTTGTTACAACAGATTAAAAAAATCGTTACAGACAAAGGTATTAGTTGTATGAACTATGATAATGTATCTGATAACAAGCATAATACAATAGCAGATGCTGTATATCTTGGAAATTTTGATATAGTAGCACAGCAATATTGTTCATCTGAGGGAGAAGGAATTATTCAAAACATCGGTAGACTTGCAGGACAAATTGGAAATACAGTTGCTATGTGCAAAACGAAGGATGAAAAAGAATTATTTATTCTTATTGATGCAGTCGATAGTGGATTAAGCGTAGATGCCATAAATGAAATTAAAATGGATTTATTTGATATTGTATTAGAAGAACCTTTAGATGTTTACCTTATTGTATCTGCTAACGATTATACAATGGTTAGAAATGAACAGTGTTTTGATGTTTATACTGGAAACTATAAGTCATTTAAAGATTATGAAGATTATTATAAATTTATTATGAAGTCTCGTGAACGAAAAGATAAAAGAGATGGTAATGACAACTAAGAAAGAGATATGATAAAATAAAACAAATATTTGATCAGAAGGAGTGATGGAAAAATGAATATATTAACATTAAAAGGGAACGGAAAATCCAAACTTTTAATGCAGTTGATGAATGAATGTGAATCAAAGCGAGCTTTAATGATTATATATAAAGGACAGAATGTTTCTAAAAGTTGGATTCCATATGGTTGTATTTGTGCAGAAACAGACGATATTAAATTTGTAGAAAGTAGTGTTGGACAGTATATTAAACACATGGAGACAGTTGTGTATGAACCTATTGATTATATTGTTGTATACTCTAATGTAAAGACAGAAAATGAAATGAGAAGAGATGGAGTGTATACGAAATTAGAATCTGTATTGGATAATTTTTATGCGGGTATTGAAAAGTATAATGCTCCAACTTGCATTGTAGCTTGTAAAGAATAATTGAGTTAGAAAAGGATGAAAGAATGGAAGACATTAAAATTAATGAAATGATGGCAAGATTTATTACTTGTGCGTGCAATAAAGATCCAGATTTAATGAAGAAGGTTTTAGATCAGCAAAATAAAGACGGAACTTTTCCAGTGGAATTCAAGATCGGAAATGTGGAGCTGGATTTTAAGGAGTTTGTTGCAAGAATCAATGACGGAATTAAAGCAGAAAAATTATTATTTGCTGAACAAAAATATAATGAAACAATTAGCAAACTTAAAGAAGCAAATAAGACAATTCCAATGGATCAAAGTGGAAAATTGATTGATTTGGCGACATTAATCACTTATACTGGTGGATGTTCTAAAATAGTAGTATATCTTGAAGATAGTGATTATAAAGTGCTTTGGGAAGGTATTGTCGACATGATCTCGTTCCCTGATGTGCCATATGGAAACTATATCGTAACACATGTTACTGTTTTGGAGGATGAAGATATTTTGAATATTACAGTCAAGCCACAAGACAAATATCTTTCTATGAATATTGAAGATTTAATAGTATCAGCAGAATCAGTTGAAACTGGGGAAAGATTGGTAGGATATGTCTGTGGATGTACTGGATGCAAGACGGCATTTGAGAATGAAGAATATGATCATAACAGACCTATTGGTTTATTAACACACCCTAATGAAGAGTATGGAAATGTAAGAGTTTATACTGATACAATGAGATTCGTTAACAAGGCATGAAAGAAAGAGGTATTTATGAGTTATACGTGGAACAAAAACAAGAACAAATGGAGTTCATATGACTTTGAAACCATTGAAGAATGTGTCAAAGATGCAAAATATTGTGGCTGTAGAAAAGGAGACATTATTTACATTGGACGGGCAGAACATGTGTCGATCAAGGAGATGATAGATTTTCAGTCATTATTAGTGGAACTTCATAATGAAATGTATAAGAAAATAGGGATCCCTGCATACGATTGGAATGTTGATTATATGGATCATAACAGAGGAAAATTTTTAGAATATGAAAATAAATTGCAGGAATTAGTAATAGATTATCTTAAAGAAATTGAAATGGAACCAAAGTTTTGCAAAATTCTTGAACCAAAAGAATTTATCATAAGATAAAATGAAACTTTGATAGAAAGGAAGTTGGATAAATGAGAGAAAATGCCAGCAAAGAAGGAGATTATATAATATCAGAAGATGTTCTTGGAACATCATATAAACACCCATCATTTGGAATGTTATCATTTAGCCGTACTCATGGTGGACATAGTAATTTATTTGGTAGTAGTATTCAGCATAATGATACAATTTATATGGTGTTGAGAGAAGGAAAGGTCATTAGAGGATTAAATGATGATTGGTATGTTGGAGAAGATGAGATTCTGGAAGTAGAAATGTCGCAATCACAATTTGCGGAATTAATTACTTCTATGAATGTTGGAACAGGTACTCCATGTACTATTAAATATTTACGTGGTAAAGGACGTATTAACGAAGCGGATTTTATCAATAAAAGACAGCAGATAACAAATGAATTTAAAGAGTCTATGAACGAGCGTATGAGCGATGCAAAAGAATTTTATGATGAAGTCAAGGAGCTTTTTACTACGAAGAAATCTATTGGAAAAGGCGATCGAGAAATGATTCTGAGAAGACTTGCCAACGTGACTCAAGGTATGGAATCTAGTTCAAAATTTATCTTTGATCAATTCCAAAATCAGATAGACAAAACAATTACAGAAGCTAAAGGAGAAATCGAGGCTTTTGCACAGAATAAAATTAATGCAATAGCTCAACAAGCTCTTGTAGAACAGAAAGAAGATATTTTAAAATTAGAGAATCCTGTTGATGTAAATCATATGGAACTTGATGAAGAATAAAACGAAAATTTGATAGGTGATTAATATATGCGAAAAAAAATCAAATGTCCTCATTGTGGAAGTGAGTCAGGTTTAGAACACAGAATTTATATGAAAGGATACGATTTATATACAGGTAATGGAGAGCTGGAAGAAGAAGGTGTTACAGAGTACAACTCTAGAAAGACTATGACTTGTAGAAACTGTGGAAAACGTGTTATGACTTATGAAGAGTTTAAACGTGATTATTATGTTGACGATTAATAAATATATGTAGGTATTAAAGGAGAATTTTATGGCACAATATATACTAAGTTTTTATGAATATAAAAAAATTATGGATCAAAACCCACCAAAAGCATTTGCTGATTTCCTTGAAATTGGATATCGGACAGGGCTTAGAAGTAAATTTTTGATTAATTTAAAGAAAGAGAATGTCGATCTAAAGGATAAAACAGTTATTGGTACAGATCCTAAATCAAGTCTACCAATTTACATTGTGTTAGATGATAGATCTTTTGAAATTCTTAAATGTCGTATAGAAGATACAAAATCAGAATATGTATTTTCTAACGACGAAGGAAAACCATATCCTCTTAGTTATTATGAAATATGTTTCAAAAGAGCATTAGAGGCAGAACCATTATGCTATGATCTTAAAAAACAACGTATAACTTTACATTCTATTCGAGCAGGTAATATGGAATTGTTAAAAGAGTTTAGAGTACCAACGCCTGAAATATTCTTCCGCCAAAATATAAATATGTATGGATTAAGTGAGTTAGAATACGTAACTGATCAAAGTAGATCAGTTAATGCTTTGAATAGATTTATGCCTATATTGTACAAAACAGTGCGTGAAAAAGAACTTAATGGCGAATATGATTAAATCTTTGTGATATAGAGGGGAGTGATGCGATGGGTAACACAGGATGGATTAAACTCCATCGGAAAATTACAGATCATTGGCTATGGGAAGATAAACCATTTGCCAGAGGACAAGCAATGATTGACTTATTGATTCTCGCAGGATATAATGATCAATCGAAATACATTGATGGAAATTTAGAAACAGTTGAGCGAGGATCGGTAGTTACTTCAATCAGAAGGCTATGTGATCGATGGGGTTGGAGTAATTCAAAAGTTGTCAAATTTTTAAAGATATTGGAAAACGACAGTATCATACATGTGAAAAGCGACACTAAAAAGACAGTCATAATCATAGTAAATTACAGTGTTTATCAAGGTTTTGTAGATGAAAAAGCTACACAGAAACGACACCAAAACGACGCAGAAGCGACACATAAAAAGAAAGTAAAGAATA